GTATATAGGTAGGTATGGGGGTGGTCACTCGCATATCCCCTAGTTTATTTCCCTAGTGTGTACCTTGATTTATTCCTTGTAATTTTTTTAAGTGTTTTTTCTGGGTGGTTCTCGGGGTTTTACTGAGGATAGCCCTTGAATTTTTGTAGCTATAATTCCCCTAAGTAAACCATGTATAGAAATTAAATATAATTATTATATATAATTGTTATACCTAGTTTAAATAGAGCTCTATTTGTTATGTTATAATATAACACTTTTAAAAATTCCAAAAAAAAACCCCAGATGATTAGTCTGGGGTTTTAATTTAGTTAGCTTTTATTAACTAGCTTTTTTTAAACTAGCTTGAACCCTGTTATGTTCCTCAATGTATTGTTGGGCTTTAATGAAAACACTTTTAACAGCGTTTAAATCATTTGGGTTATTTTCCCCCAAAACAATTTTTTCTTTAGCTTCGTCAATCGCTAAAACTGATTTTTTCATTAGAGTTTGAAAACCATTATTTCTAGCTGAAACCTCAGTTGAATTAATTGGTGTTTTCTTATCAGCAATATAATTTTGGGTTGCTCTTTTTAGCTGTGAAAATTTCATGCTAACAATATCTAACCCCTTATCATTATCTGAGTAGTTTTTAGCAAAGTCACCATCAACAAAAATTTCACTATTTTTATTTCCTGTAAATTGCTCACCCTTTTTATTTTTTGTGATTACTTCAGTTTTAGCTGTAACAATAGCAACCCATAAAGACTCTTTTAAAATTCTCATTCTTTCTTTACCATTGTCAGTAGTTGAAGCCCATGATTTTAACTTATCAACCCCCAACCATTTTTTGTAAGTATCAGCTAACCCCTTAACATCTTTATTAGTTATTTGGTTTAAGCTATCAAATGAAATTACTTTCTCAACGCCTGTAGTTTTATTGATTTCAGTATATTCCATTTTAACTTTCTTAGAGTTGATAGTTTCAGTAATCATATTAACTAAAACTATTTTTTGATTTCCAACAGAATTTTCAGCTGTCAAAATATCATCAACTTGAGTAACTTGTTTTGTCTGCTCAGCTGATAGTTTTATTGGTCTATCAAATTTAACATTAGTTTCATTTTTCATTTTATTTTCCTTTTTATTATTATGAATACCCAATAAATTTTTATTTATTTTTAAAATATTCATATACCTTTATTGCATTTTTAATAACTAACGTCAATTTATTTAATTCAAAATTTTGAATTGTTAAATTAACCCTTATTTTATTAGCTTTTTTAATACCCCCCCCCTAATACAACCTGTAATTGATTGCTAATTAGAATCATTCTAATCTGTAATGTTTCACGTGAAACATCTAAAGGTGTGATATTTATGCAACACTTTGTCATATATTTACCATACTATAATATTAAGGCATAACTTTGTCTATAATATGGCAAGAATAAGGCAGTATATTTATATAATATATATATCTATTTATTATATATATTATTTATATCTATCTATTATATATATTATTTATATCTATTTGACATATATATTAATTAAATATAATATATAGTTATATTAATTAGATATAACTTTTATATATAATTATTATACATAATAAATAAACTTAATAAATAGAGGTAAATAAATGAAACAATTAATTAAGGTATTAGAAAAAATTAATAAACAATTAGAAATTAGTAATAAGATCGCTAGTTCAAAATTGGTTATTGATACAATAGAAAGTAATACTGTTAAAAGTTTAACTGATAAACAACTTGAGAGCATTACACCTATTGCAACTGATAAGATAAAATCAATTCATAAGAATATATATGACAGTTAATACTCTTTTATATGGGGGCTTATCTCTAATTGTAATTGGTTTTATTATTCTAATAGTTTCAATAATAAAATTGAGAGGAATAGAGGTAGAAAAATTTAAACAACAGGAATTACATAAGTCATTTATGAAAGTGAGGAAGATAAAAAAATGAAATTAATATTTGTAATGGTTTCGTCAATAACTATTGGCTATTTATTGCTACATTTATTAGCTAAATCACTAGGTCTTTAAGTTAAAAATACCAACTTACAAAATTGCGAGGGGGCAAAATTAAAATTGCCCTCTCGTTTTTTTTTGTGCATATCACTTGACACATAAATACATCTGTAATACAGTAGATTTACTATTAATTAACTCAAGAAAGGAGAAATAAATATGAAAGCATTTATTTATGTTTCACTTATATGGCTCGTTATGGGTAGTATAATCGGAATTATAGGAACACTATGACATGTGAACAGGTCTAAGCCCTATCGGTAGCAATATCGGTAGGGCTTTTTTTTGTCTGTACTATTTGACACAACAATATATCCTTGATATAGTATAAGAATAACAAAGGAGTCTTATGACAACAATTACTTTTAGTAATGACGAGCAACGAGAAAACTTTAGGTTTCAAATGTGCTTGAACACTTTGAAAGCTGAAGCCACAAGTACAATGGGCATACGATTTTATCGTGGCAGTATTGTAAATGTACTTAAACAATGGTTTCCAGATTTACCTCGTACAAAAAAATCTGCATATAAATATCTAATGAAGAAAGGTTATTATGACAGATCAAACTAGGTGGGGCATTGATGTAATACAACAAGAAAACAAAGCTAGGTACTACGACAAACAAAATACAACCAAACTTCACGAGGCACAAGATATATTTAAAGAAACAAATGGTCTTGATAATATATCTGAATACACCATGAAAAAGTTTCGTGAAATTATGTTAGGTGGTAGGCAATAACATATAAAAAGTTTTAGTTCCCTCTAAAAGTTACCCTGCGATTGTCACTTGACAGTCGTGGGGTTTTTTTATATACTGACTATAAATAAATCAACAAAAGGAAATACATGAACGACAATGACATGGAAGCAATAGATAAAAAAATAAATGAAGTTGCTAATGATGAGTTAAATGAAATAGAAAAACATTTAACTGAAGTACAAGAAGATGCATTAAAAGATAAAATATATGAAATGACCTCTAATTGTTCTAAAGATGAACTAATGTTAGTTGCCAAATTACTTATAAAAATATCAAGAAAATCTTTTGAAGATGAGTAAATATGATTACATTAGCAAGACAAATACAATTAAAACTAAAAAAGTTTGATGAAGTTATGATTAAACTTAAAACTAAATATCTAAATAACCCTAGCTTATATTCTGAACTTCATAAACTAGATGAACGTAAGGAAGAAATCCAAAAGCTAGTTGACAACAACAATTAAATGTAGTATTATGTACTCTTATTAACCAATAGGAGTACATATGATACAAACAAACATACAAGTCGGTAGTGTTTCTAATCTATTGTATGATTTACTTACATCAACCAAAACTAAAAAGTTTCGTGCAGGTTTTGAAAAAAAGAATGGCGAGTACCGAGTAGGCAAGTTTGATTTATTAAATCGTTCAACTTGGAAACAGACTGATGGCACTATGTACAAGCGTAAAGGTAAGAAAAGAACTACTGACGCTGACGAGTACATACTAGCCCATGACTTAGAAAAAAAAGCACCACGAAACATATCTGTTAAGAGATTGAAGTGGTTTAGCGTAGGCAAAAAAGTCTATAAAATCAATAGGTTAGAGGTAAATGATGACATTACAATCGTGATGTTTGACCAAGTAAAATTTAATCATCTTAAATTACTAATGACAAAAGGAGATATCAATGAGTAGCGAGTGGTGTCAAAATAAAAAATGTCCCGAAAAGAAAAATCAAAATCAAATTCGTGGCAGTAAAGGTGCTAAGTTTTATCAATCAAATAAAATTAGTACATGGTTAGGCTATTGGTGTTCCAATGGTTGTCGTGATACTTGGTTTAATGATAACAGAGATACCTGTATGCAAGCAGTAGGCTTTATTGATAAACAAGTATTACCTTTGGAAGATGCTTGGTATGTAGAATATAGATACAGTTGGAATACAGAAACACATGATAGATACCATTTAGTAAATAAACTAAAAGGTGTTGATCAAACTATAACACAAGAACAGGCACAAACACCAGAACAAATAGCTAACAATCATAGTTGGTATACAATAAATGGTACTCAAGCTAAAGAACTAGCAGTCACACTTGGCTTGGCTAGTTGACACATCAATAACAATAGTATATTATATAGACATCACTCAGTTATCTGGGTGGTGTCTTTTTTTTAATCAACATGAAAGGAGTATATACTCATGGAACAAAAAGAGATAAGGCTCAATGCCGATAAACGTAAGTCATTAGTGATTGACTTTCGTAAGCATTGTGAGTCATTGGACACCGAAGAAAAAGAGGCGTTCAAGCAGGCACGAGATGACGCAAAGTCTACATTGGAATCTTCGTTTGCTACTTGTAAAGAAGTAGTTGAAAGAAGATTTCCATTGGAAGATGTTGCTACACTTCAGTCGCTACAGAAAAAACATAACACTATCAATGCAGTAGGTAGAGATAGTTGTTTCTTTTTCAAAGTAACTGACGCACCTAAAGTGCTTGACCAATACAATGACGAAGTAGATAAGTCCAGACATTTTTCATTTGAATTAGATGGAAGTTTGAATGGAGATTATGGTAGTCGTTATGGTAGTGGTAGCAGTAACAATGGTAAGAACTTTGCATATGCTATGTATCGTGAAGATATGAAAGCAGTAGGTTTGAACCCAGACTGTAACATTGAAGCTGACTTACAAGCAGAGAAGTCAGATACAAGGTACAGTAGAAACAGCAACCCATACCTATCACAATGTAGAAATGACAATCATCATTGGCTACAAGGTGGTCAAGGTAGTGGCGACAAGTATCAGTCATGGAAAGATGATTATGCTTTGCATATCATTGGTACAGGTGGTTGTCGTTCTCGTGCAATACCATGTTCAGACTTAGAGTTTGCTAAGTTTGAAATGATGATTAGTGCTAAACAAGAGGTAGTCAATACTCATACCCAATGGATAAAAACTGTTGTGGCTAGAGTTGATAGATTTAAAGAAGTAATTAAATCTATGACTAAGTTCTCTCAAGTAGAAAAGTTTGCTAATCATGACAAGATACAATGGAAGATTGACCCTAGCATACTCGCAGATAAAATGGGTATGGACTTGGTTATCTCTATTGATGACGCAGCCGATTCTATTATGAATATTGGTGCACCAAAACAAACAAGAGCAGAGAAGATACTTGCCTACAAACAGGCTAATGGTATCAGCCTTGCTTCTTAACAATCCAAACTAATGTATGGGGGTGGTATGTATATACTAACCCCCCTGCAACGACAGGACACCTTATCATATTATGACAGAAAAACCAAGTAGACATAGTGTCACATCTATGCTATAATACACATCAGAAAAGGAAATATCATGAAAACATACAATCACGAAAAGATAGATAAGACACCCGAAGAACAACTCGGTCTTGCAAAGATACAGATTATGTTTGAAGATTCATTTGGTATCTTCAATGCAAAGAGTGGAGTTATGAGTGACATACAAATGGAACGAGAACGACAGAGTGCAGTAGCATGGTTTCGTTCTAAAGATTGTGAGTTCTTCTGTGACCTTGCAGGTACAACACAAGATCACATTGTAAAACTACATGACAACTTGATGTACAACTATAATACTGGTAAAGTAACACTTGACCAAGTAAGATATGCAATACGAAAATTGGAGTTAAAGATATGAATATATTTCACTTACACAAAGATCCAGAGATATGTGCTAGCTATCATTGTGATAAGCATGTAGTAAAAATGATATTAGAAACAGGACAGATGTTATCAACTGCATACCAAAGACATTGTGGTATTGATGAACAGTTATACAAACCTGCATACCCCAAACACCCAATGACAATATGGGTAGGAGATTCACTTGGTAATTATATGTGGTCAATGGATTTACTAGGTCATTTACTTAATCAATACAGACACAGATACCATAACAAAATTCACAAGACAGGTAGAATACTAAACAATCTTATATGCTTAAACGAAAAGATAAAAGATAAGTTTGAATACAAAACATTTCTTATACCACCACTATGTATGCCAGATGAATACAAGTGTGATGACTACATACAATCATACAAGAACTATTATGTAGGTGAGAAAAAACGATTTGCTAAGTACACTTTAGTTGACACACCAGACTTTATGTGTTAAGATAACATCATATATATATAAATAAACCCTCAACAAAGGAGACATATGTCAAATACACCTACAGTAGATACCTCGTGGGAAATGAAATGGATGCGTTCTTTAAGAAAGAGAGCAATCAACATTCTTGCAAGGATTGAAAACGATAGGAAACCTACACAGGAACTTCACTATGAACTAAGAAAAGCTATGGAAGCTTTTACTTATTGGAATAGTGATACGGCTATGTGGGAGAAACATCAAATGGTTATACCTACAACTAAGCCTGTACCTCAAGCTGAATTACAGGAGGCAGAGGTAGAACCAATAGAAAGTAATTAGTGGAAGTATTAATTACTTTACTATTTATAGGTGGTGGCTTTGCAGAAATACCTGCAAGGCTACAACCTTATGAATTTTGTAGCGACAAAGCACAAGAGTATATTACCTATATAGAAAATCCAGATTACGAAGAAGGCAATGGTCAGATATGGATACATGGTACATACAAAGGTAATAAAATATTTGCAACATATTGTAAAACAATTGACAGAAAGGGAATGGTAAGTTATTATGATCCAGAATATGAAGAAGACAATAAGTAAAATAAATGTATGGTCATTGTATTATAGAACAGAGATTGTCTGTTTTATCTTTGGCTTTATTATAGGAGTGATAGTTATATGAAACTAAAAGAAATAGAAGCAAAGATAGGTACACTATCTAATCCTGCTAAAATGCCCTCGTATGCGTGGGGTATACCTATTGAGTACTGTAAGACAGGTAGTATATTAGCAGAAGTAAAAGGTACAATATGTAATAAATGTTACGCTGGTAAAGGTTGTTATGTGTTTCCTGTTGTCAAAGCTATGTATGAAAAGAGATACCAAGCTATTGAGTTGCCAGAGTGGATAGACTACATGGCAGAACTTATTACACAGAAATATAAAAACAAAAAAGAGGAAGACAGATATCACAGATGGTTTGATTCTGGTGATGTGCAATCTTACTCACATCTTATGAAGATATTTGAAGTGTGTGAACTTACACCACATATAAAGTATTGGCTGGCTACAAGAGAGTATCAGATTATTGATAAGATCAAAGAGGAAGATGTACCAAAAAATCTATGCCTACGAGTATCAACTACTAAAGTTGATAGCCCACAACCTAAGTTTTGGAAGTGGACTTCTGGTGTGCATAAAGATAAGAAAGCAATAGGTCATGAGTGTCCATCACAGACTCAAGATAATAAGTGTGGTAGTTGCCGTGCCTGTTGGAGTCGTAAAGTTAAACAAGTAAGCTACGAGGAGCATTAATATGGCAGGAGATCACAGTGAATACATAGACGATTATTGTAGAGACAATTATGGTCATACAAATTGGGGGTATTTAGATACCTATACAAAAGAAGAACTAGCAAAAGCAGATCATGATATAGAAAATAATATTGTTTTCTGGCACGAAGATGAGGAGGATGAATGAAAAAATACAGAGTATCATTAGAAGTAGATGAGGAATGGGTTAAAAACTTTGATTTAGTTTTTGATGCAGAAGATGAAGGAGAAGCCTGTAATGAAGCAATGATGCAGGTTAAAATGAATCTCGGAGATTATATAACAGCATATGCAGATGAGGAGGAGAGCAAATGAAACATAAATGTACAGGTTGGGCTATAGTTGCAACAATGGAAAGACCAGATGGTACTTGGTATACAGATACCATTACAGATATAGATGATGACACAGCTTCATCTGTTGATACTTTTTTAACTGAATACTGTGAAGAAAAGGAGAATGAATGATACCATATGAAATAGGAAAACAATTAATAGATAAAATAGAAAAAGAATTAGGTGGCAAAGCAAATGGTCATGAGGATTATCTTGAAGGTAAGGGTACACAGTTTTCTTTTGATTTAAATGGCAAGTCTTATAGTGTTGACTTATGGGATGAGGATGTACTAAACGATGTTTGAGTTTAAACACCCAGATTATTATAAAAAATTACGAAAGAACTTGACAAACAAAGACAACTATGATAAGGAGAATCATGATGAAAAAATACAAAGTAAGAATCTTCGGACTAGGAATAGACGCAAAGGCACTGATACCATTCCCATACGAACCAACGATAGAGATGATTGAGAATGCTGTTGCTGAATATCTAAATGAAGGACTAATGAAAATAGAAGCTAGTGATTTCTTTGCAAGAGATAAGTACACAATAACATACGAGGAAATGCCAACTGAATTATAAACAACAGCTAGCAGTAATAGAAGGGCTATTCATTCCACCAGATACATCTGTTAGAATGGACTGCCCTTTTTGTTCTGGTAAAAATACTTTATCAGTAGACACATCAGCCAACAATCTTAGTTGGTATTGTTTTCATGCATCATGTAATGCCAAAGGTAAATATCAAGGAGAAAAGAATATGAGTTATGTAACAGATACATTTAAACAGAAAGAAGAAATACAAAATTTAACATTTGAAATACCAGATAGTTTTACATCTGTATACTCAGATGAAAAAGCAATGAAGTACCTACATAAAAATAATTGTTGGGAAGCATGGAGTTGGGGTAGAGCAACAATAAAGTTTGACATAGCACAGAACAGAGTAGTCTTTTGTGTTAAAGACCCAGAGACAGATGAGATTGTAGGTGCAGTAGGTAGAGGATTAAATTCTAAAGTCTATCCTAAATGGTATATGTATGGTAATAAAGATGTACCATTTACTTGTGGGTTGACAGAACATAAGGAGGCTATACTTGTAGAAGACTGTGCCTCTGCTTGTGCAGTATCTAATGTACTAACTGGCATAGCTTTGATGGGTACATCATTAAAAGAATCTCATAAGAAACACTTGACACAATACAAAAAATTGTATATAGGGTTAGATCGAGATGCAACAACTAAATCATTTGCTATTGCTAATGAACTTAAATCTTATGGTATTAAGAATGTTCATGTTAAAACTTTAGAAGATGATTTAAAATATTATGGAACAAAGGATATAGAGGAGATGTTTAATGACTGAAGAAATGATGCAAGAAATATTAGATGATTGGAATAGTTGGAAGTATGATATTGAAGATATGAATAAGAGTGAATGGAATACAAGAGATCAAAGTAAATTAGATATGATAACAGCAATTTTAGAAGAGCAACTACAATTGCAGAAAGCAGTTAAAAGAAGATGATAGAAAAATTATACAGATTAAGTATAACTTTATGTGATAAAGTTTTTGTTTGTAATAATATACATGATGAAGATATTATTATAAAAGAATTTGATTATTGGGATCAAGCTGATAACTGGATTAATAAAAATTTTAAAAAAATAGGAGAGGGAAATAATTATAATTATTATTATAACACAAAAAAAATTAAGGAATGTAGATGATAGAAAAACAAATAATAAAATTAATGTTAGATAAAAATTTTTATACAGAGTATAAAGGTCAAGTATCTCGTAATGTATTTCAAGGTAGCTTTGGTTCTTTGTATGACACAATACAAAAAGCACATGAGAAGTATGATGCTGATATAAGTATTGATGAGTTATATTCTCTGCATACTACTGTATTTAATCCTGCATTAACACGAGCAGCGAAAGAACAGTTTAGTGAATTACTTGAAGATATAAAAGAAACACAAGAGCCATCAAAAGAAATAGCAGATGACATAATTAAAATATTAATTGAAAGAGATGTTGCACAGAAGATAGCAATTGAAGCTACAGAAATATTTAATGGTAAGCCTGCAGATTTTAATATGATTACTAATCTAATTGAAAAGCATAAGACAGGATTACCTACAGAAAAATTAGAAGCAGTAACAAATAATATTACTGAACTACTTGATGAGTTAAATGTTGTAAGTAAATGGAGTTTTAATTTATCTGTACTAAAAAATAATATAGGTGGAATTGGTCCAGGAAATTTAATGATTGCATTTGCTAGACCAGAGACAGGTAAGACTGCGTTTTGGGTAAGTCTTGTATCAGCACCATATGGATTTGCTGAACAAGGTGCAAAGGTACACGCATTTATAAATGAGGAACCTGCAGTGCGTACACAGATGAGAGCCATCAGTTCTTTTACAGGACTTAACAAAGAACAAATTGTAGAAGATGTTGATAAGGCACATGAGGAATGGATTAAAATAAAAGATAATATTAAAATGATTGATACAGTTGATTGGTCTATGGATGATATTGATAGTCATTGTGAGAAACACAAACCAGATATTATTGTTATAGATCAGTTAGACAAAGTAAATATGAAAGGTACATATGCACGGACAGATGAAAAGTTACGAGCAATCTATACAAGTGCAAGAGAGATAGCAAAGAGAAGAGAATGTGTTGTCATTGCTATATCACAGGCATCAGCAGATGCACACAACAGAGATCATATATCATTTGATATGATGGAGAACTCTAAAACAGGTAAGGCAGCTGAAGCAGATTTAATTATTGGTATTGGTAATAGAGCATCTAATGATCCTACTAATAACAGTAGAGTATTAAACATAAGTAAAAATAAAATAACAGGTTGGCATGGAGATCCATCTTGCTTGTTAGATAAATACATAAGTAGATTTACAGATTAACGGAAAGGCAAATATGATAACAACAATAGATGTAGAAACATCTTATCAAAAAACAGAGGCAGGTGGGTTTGATCCATCACCATTTAATCCTAACAATATATTAGTTAGTGTAGGTATTAATGATGAATATTATTTTACTAATCACAGTGAAAGAATAGATGAAGGATGTTTTCATAAGATACAAAAGATACTAGATGAAACTAAAATACTTGTAGGTCATAACATTAAATTTGATTTAAGTTGGTTACTTGAAGCAGGATTCAAATACGATGGCAATGTATATGATACAATGATAGCAGAGTATGTACTTAATCGTGGTGTAAGAAAAAGTTTAACACTTCTTATGTGTTGTCAAAGAAGAAAGCTAGACGCTAAAGATGATGCAGTAAAAGAATATATGGACAGAGGAGTATCATTTGAAAATATACCTGCAGAAATTGTAGAGCAGTATGGTAAGATAGACGTAGCTATTACTAGACAATTGTTTGATTCACAAATGGCAGACTTAAGAACAGATAAACATAAAGGTTTGTTAAAGACAATAAAAGTTATGAATGAGTTTTTAATTGTGCTTACTGATATGGAACGTAATGGTATAAATGTAAACTTAGATGATCTTAAACAAGTAGAAAAAGAATACAGAGCAGAGTTTGCATATCTAAAACAAAAGATAGATAAGATTGTATATGATAAGATGGGTGATACTAAGATTAATCTAGGTAGTCCAGAACAATTATCATGGTTAATCTATTCTAAGAAACCTAAAGACAAGCATGAGTGGGCTAAGATATTTAATACAGGTGTAGATAAATTTACAAAGAAAAATAAAAAAAGACCTAAGTTTTCTTTTGCACAGTTTAGAACACTAGTAGCTAATAACTCTGAGCCTATACACAAAACAATTGCCAGTCAATGTTTACATTGTGCAGGTAAAGGTGTAATAAGAAAAGTTAAAGTAGATGGTACACCATATAAAAAATATAGTAAGTGTGATGAATGTAATGGTGAAGGATTTGTATATGCTAAGATGGCTAAACTTGCAGGGTTTAATCAAAGACCTAGAAGTGTATATGATGTATCAGACTCTGGATTTAAAACAGATAGACTTACATTAAATAAAATTGCAGGAGAAGCTGAAGGAGAGTTTAGAGAATTTATTGATGCTATACTTAGGCACAATGCTATCTCTACATATCTAAATACTTTTGTAGAGGGATTACAAAACTTTACAAATGATAATGGATTACTACATCCTAAATTTATGCAAGCAGTAACAGCTACAGGCAGACTATCTAGTCGTGATCCTAACTTTCAAAACCAACCTAGAGGTGGTACGTTTCCAATACGTAAAGTTATACAATCTAGATTTGAAGGTGGGCAGATTATAGAAGTAGACTTTGCACAGCTAGAGTTTAGAACTGCAGTATTTCTTGCACAAGATGAGCAAGGTATGGCAGATATAAAAAATAAAATAGATGTACATAAATTTACTGCAGATGTAATTGGCGTATCAAGACAAGATGCAAAGGCACATACATTTAAACCTTTGTATGGTGGTACAACAGGTACAGATGATGAAAAGAAATACTATAAAACATTTGCAGAAAAATATAAAGGCATAACTAAATGGCATGATGAGTTACAAACTCAAGCTATAACTTATAAAAGAATTAAGTTACCTACAGGTAGAGAGTATGCATTTCCATATGCAGAACGTATGCCATGGGGTGGATCTAGTTATGGTACTCAAATAAAAAATTATCCTGTACAAGGTTTAGCTACTGCTGACATTGTACCATTAGCATGTATAAAAATATATAAACTAATGAATGAGCAAAAGGTAAAGAGTTTACTTATTAACACAGTTCACGATTCTATTGTGGCTGATGTTTATCCTGGAGAAGAAGCTGTAATGAGTAGAATATTTGACGAGGGTACAGCATCTGTAATACCTGCATTGAAAGAGTATTATGGAATAAACTTTAATGTTCCACTTGACACAGAGATCAAAATGGGATATGATTGGTTAAATATGAAGGAGGTACAAACCAATGACTAAACGATATAAAGTAAATTACACAGCCGATATTTGGGAAAGTGTAATAGTTGAAGCTGACTCAAAAGAACATGCTAAAACTCTTTTTGAAACTCACGATGATAAATATTTTGAGGCTAGAGAAGATGAGCCAGAACTACATGGTATGGAAAATATAGAAGTAGATTTAATAGAGGAGGTCTAATGACACAAACAAATCTAATACTAAAGATGGTGAGGTTTAGCCACATTAAACCACTAATAACAATTGAGTTAGTCATGGATAACTATAGCGATGCTTTAGATATATCTGATAAACTTAATGACGTTGCGAAAGCAAAAGATGAAAACACAACATCTTATTTTGTGCAAACAATTGATATACCAGTCTTGACTAAAGAAGTCTACGATGATGATAGTATACCATTTTAATATAGGAGTAATATGTATATAGAAAAAACTAAAATAAAAGTAATAGGTACTAAGTATGAACGTGGTGGTAAAGAAAAAAAGAATGCTACATTATCAGAGTTTAACTTTGATGATGGCATTCAATCTAAAGACTTATCCAAGTTTTTACAAAGTTTACAAGAAGATCAAGGTCACAGATTTTGTGGTGAGACTACTTGTAATATAACAATAGATACATCTAAGGAGTACTAATGAGTATACCTCTACTAGACAAAGAGTTGTGGGAAGACTATGCTGATGATGAGCAAGAAGAAGCTTATGATATGCTACAAGATTTAAAAGCACAGTGTGATGCTAAACCTACAATATTATATATAAATGAACATGAAGAACTACAAAGTTATTTAATGTGGTTTGCTCGTTTAGAAGATTTAGAATACGAGATTACTGAAGGAGAGACTAAAGTATGCTAGAAATATTATTAGGCACTGGTTTTATAGTGATTGTTTTATTATGGATATGCGATATTTTTTATCCACCATACAAAAAATAACACTTGACAAATTAGTAAAAATGTGGTATAAGCAAATCAATAATTAAGGAGGTTATTATGGATAATAACATAACAAATATAAACGAAATGTCCCAAGAGCAAATTATGGAAGCGATTGGGCAAGATGATGGCTCAAGTAAAGGAGTAAATATTCCTAGACTTGGCATCAACAGATCACCAGAAGATGATGAAGGTAATCAATTACCTGTTGGTAATTTATTTACTTTTGATTCTAGTGTAGGTCAGAATGTATATGGTAAGCCAGTTACATTTAGACCATTCATAAGTGCAATGCAATACATGCACTATGATCCAGATAAATCTGAGTATGACAAACAGATCTATTATTTTCAAGAATTGGAAAGAAGAAGCTGTAGATATACTTGGAGGTACAAAGTGTGGTAAGGTTCCGTTTAAAGATAGGGAATCTTTAACACCAGAACAACTAGCAGAACAAAGAACAATAAGATGTTATAGATTATTGTATGGTCTGTTATCATTTAAAGGAGTAAAAGCAAATGGCGAAGAACACACTGTTTCTAATTTGCCTGCTCTATGGAGGGTTACAGGTACAGCATTTGCTCCAGTTGGCTCTGCGTTAGACCAGATAACTAAACGTAAAAAACTTATGTTTACTACTACACTATCAGTAGATACTAAGAGACAGAAAAAAGGTGGTAATGTTTATTACACACCAGAGATTGCTGTTAATGCTGATGCTGGCTTAGAGATGTCAAAAGAAGATATGGAAACTCTTGGAGTATTTCAAGAAGTTATCACTAAAGAAAATACAGAAGTGATAGATCTATATAAAGCTGCAAAGAAGAGCAACTATGATTCATCTGATAAAGATATGAAGAAAGTTGTGGATCAAGTTGAAGATCCTGTAGATGTGTTGGCATCATAATGAACGATATACTTCTAAAAGTTCAAACGTATTTAGATAAATGCAATAAAGAATCTATTGATATATCTGATACACTAGTAGAAGAGTTTGGTGAGGCATGTAAAAGTGCCTTACGCAAACAGTTCTCTGAGCAAAGACGAGAGGGCTTTAAACCAAGAATGTCAAGTATAGGTAGACCATTATGTCAATTGCAGATGGAGGCAAAGAATGTAAAGGGTGAAGGTCAGCCATACAATGTTAAGATGAGAAATACTTTTGGTGATCTTGTTGAGGCATTGGCTATATTTGTAATGAAATCAGCAGGGGTAGAAGTAAAAGATGAACAGAAAAAAGTTAAACTTAAATTTAAAGAATCAGAAATTGAAGGCAGGCTTGATGTTAAGATTGATGAGAAAGTGTGGGATATTAAAAGTGCATCACCATATTCATTTGATAAAAATTTGGAAGTGGATTTGAAGAGGTTGCAAAAGACGATGCGTTTGGATATGTACCTCAAGGATATCTTTATAGTGAAAGTGAGAAGATGCCTTTTGGTGGATGGATTGTAATTAATAAATCTACAGGTGAGTGGACAGTATGTGAAACTCCTATAGATGATAACGAATACAGAGTTAAAGCGTTAGCTAGTGCAGAAGAAAACATAACAGCTATTGAAAATAAAGTACCTTTTAAAAGATGCTTTAAAGATATAGAAGAAACATTCCGTACTAAGAAAACAGGTAATAAAGTTTTGGGCATGGCTTGTACATTTTGCCCATACAAGCTTCCTTGTTGGGGAAGTAAATTGCAATTGTTACCACAACAACAATCGCAAGGCAAGAACCCTAAGTGGGTTTGGTACACTGAAGTAAACAATCCTAAGAAAGAGGAAACTTTTGAATAGAGATTGTAACTTTAACTGGGTGGGGAGTAGTTTTGAGGGGTCTATTTTCCACCCTTGTACTTATGATGCTGTATTTTGTATTATATAAAAATAAAAAAGATAAGGACTACAAAATGTTTACAAATGTTTTATTTGATAATGAAAAGACTGCAGAAGAATTTGGTAGAAAGAGTATGAAAAGAGGATTTGAACATAAGGTAGTTGAGTATAATGAAGACAACCATGAAAGGTATTGGTACAAATGAGAAAGAAAAAGTTTAATGCAGAGAATGCAATAAAAGTTTTAGTTACACCTTGGGATAAAGGCTTTACTTGTGGAATAGTTATGGATAGTAAAGCCGCAATGACAACAGAACAGTATGAGTTATGTTCTACTATTGCAAGAGGTATGATTAAAATGGCAACATCAGACCCTCAGACTACATTTATGTATGGACTACGTGGGTTTGCAGATGATAAGAAAGATAACAAAAAAGATCTAGCTATTAATTCTGTAGCAGAGTTTGATAGTGAAGATAATGTTATTGATTTTATTGAATACTTAAAAAACAAACGTGATAAGGAGTTGAACTAATGTCAACACATTTAGTAATAGGAGACCCTCATTGTACTCCAAAGGCAAGCAATGACAGATTTTTATGGGCAGGTAAATTTGCACATGATCTGAAACCAAATACCATAGTATGCATGGGTGACTTTGCAAGTATGGATTCACTATCTAGTTATGATAAAGGTAAGAAATCATTTGAAGGTAGAAGATATAAGAAAGATATAAACCATGTTCATGATGCATTGGAAAAATTTAACAAAGGTCTTAATGGAAGACGACCAAGAAAAATCATGTTACTTGGTAATCACGAAGATAGGATAGATAGAACAGTAGATGAGATACCAGAACTTGAAGGCACAATTAGTACAGACGATTTTAAATTTGAAAAGTTTGGTTGGGAGGTACATGAGTATCAGAAGCCCGTTGTTGTGGATGGTGTATATTACTGCCACAATTATCCTACTGGTGTCATGGGTAAGCCTATCAGTGGTGACAATGTTGCTCGTTCTTTATTAATAAAAAATAAAGTATCTTCTACTGTAGGTCATATACATACATTTGATTATGCTATGTGTGCGTTGCCTTCTGGTAAAAAACTTATGGGATTATCTGCAGGATGTTACTTGCATCATAAGGAAAACTATGCTAAAGCTACACAGCAAATGTGGTGGAGTGGACTTGTAGTTAAACGTAATGTAGACAAAGGAGAGTATGATCTTGAGATGATTGAGTATAATACAGTAAGGAGAAAGTATGGTAAAAGATAAACGTGTCTATCTAAAAAAGATAGATCATAGTAATGATATATCATATGAGAATGAAGTGCAGTTTGATAATGTAAATTCACCTGCACATTACAAACATGGTAAGAAAGAAACTATAGATGTTATTCGTGATTGTATGGAGAATGATGAGTATCATGGATACTTAAAAGGTAATGTCTTGAAGTATGTGTCAAGATATAAATTTAAAGGAGAGCCATTGCAAGATTTAGAAAAAGCACAATGGTATTTAAATAGACTAATAAAGGAGGTCAAAGATGGGTCAAGTTAAACAAGCAATAATAGAAGTAGAAGACTTTGTAGCAGGTTGTCTTAAACAAGGTCGGACACTCAATCAAACAATAAGAGATGCAAAAGAATCTGTGCAAGCTAAATTTAATCCTTACTTAGATGATGCTGATCTTATTGAAGATAAATATTATCAATTTAGAGGGCAGGAATAATGGATGTAAGACAACTTCTTATAGATGCTTTACTAGCAAAATATAGAGCACAAGTAGATGATGCTACAGCAAAGATAGTTATATACTTACATAATCCTGTAGGTATTGGTGAGCACCCACAATTTACAGAAGAACTAGACAAGTTAATAAACATAGTTTCTACTGCAGAAGAAAATATAAAAACAATACATAAACATTTTGGAGAACATAATGACTAAAGAGAAAGGAGAAAACAGTTTAGGATCTAGAACTTATTTAATAGATTCTATGCAACTACAAGATATAATGAAATATCTTATGACTAGACCATATGGAGAAGTAGCAAATCTTATGGCTATGTTAGCAAGATTAAATCAACTAGATCCAAAGATTGGTGCAGACTTTGTTAAGAAGCCAATGGAGGATGCTAATGCAAAAAAATAGTGTAAGTAAACATACAGGTTTATTGTTTGAATTAAAGATTGGACTAAACAAAGACAATGCTATTGTAATTGACTATGGAGGAAAGCCAGTGGGTAAGATAAGAGAAGCTTTAAAAGACTACAAGTACCAAGCTAATTTATGTGCAGCAATTATTAATCATGCAAACTCTGCTGGTAAAAAACTAGAAGATGATATTAAACAAATGATACAAAAAATTTAACACCAAAAAAAAAGGCTCCCTAAAAGGAGCCCTTATGTTGCCTGCTGGGGGAAGTTAACGCTTCCCCTTTTTTATTTCTTAGCTATTGTATTTTTATTTATACCTTTCTTTATCATGTAGTTTTGAGTACCGTTAGCACCTGTTTCTACTTCTTTTTTTAAATTTATAAATAGTTCTTTTTGTTTTTTATCTTTACTTTGTTTAAGTGCATATGCATTAATAAGTTTAGTATCTCTCATTATGCCCTCCTTAAATCATTCTTTGCTGCTTTAAATATTTTAACTACACTATCTTTATTCATAACTTTAGCTCTTTGTTCTGCAACAGTTAGTATCTGTATTTTTCTAGCAAAAGGTTTATTAACATTTTTAACTTTTTTTACTGTATCTTTTGCATCTTTAACAGTAGCAAATTTTATAGAGACAGTATCTTTAGGATTCTCATCTGTGTATAATCTTCGACCAGAACCTTTAGGCTTTTTACCTGTGCCTACTTTAGGATCTTTAGCCATACTAACAATTCCAGGCTCTTAAAGCTTTATTAATTCTGCTTTGTGGATCATTAGCAGTTTTTTTAGAAGTAAGTTTCTTCTTCATGCCTTTCATCCTCGCACAGAAGCTAGCCCTTCTTTTGTTACCAACAACTTTACTAGGTGCTTTTAAATTACCACCTGTTTCTTTGTTGTAACTATCACGACCTTTCTGATTTAATCCACCTTCAGGATTTTTACCTTCTTTTCTAGTCCATGCTGCTTTAGCCATTATGCAAAACTCCTATATTTTTTTACCTTACTTGCTATAGTCTTAGGCTGTTTAACAAATTGTTTACCTGCTGCTTTACCTTTTCTTTTAGCTGCAGTTGTAGCAGCATACTCAGAAGCTGATAAAGATTTTATAGCCTTACTTGGTAAATATCTTTCACCTGTTTTACTTGATGGCTTACCAGATTTTGTTCTCCACTTCTGATCTCCCCAAGCTTTAAGCGATCTTTGACTTTTTGCTAACGCCATTCTTTTTTCCTTTTCTTAGTTGTGCTAATTTTTTAAAATCTGCTTTTTCTATTTTTCTAGGATTACCTGCTTGTGCTGCAATCTTATATTGATTTCCTTTTAATTGTTTTGTTACTCTAGCCATGTTTGTATTTCTCTCTCCAATAATTTTTTCTTTCAAGTAATCTAATTTTATATTCTAGATCACTTATACCCAAAACTTTTTTAATAAAGTTTATCACGATTTGTACCCACCGCCTGCTTTCTTATAAGCTTTAGCTAGTGCTTGTGCTTTTCTAGCCGACCACTTACCTGCAGCTGTACCATGAGTATTAGCTGCTTTTATCCTATTAAAGATTTGTTTTCTCATTCCAGGTTTAGTATAGTTTCCTGCTTTATTTACTGCCATCTTTTAACTCCGTATATTTATAGTCGTAGCTACCTTCTTCGTGTTCATCAGTGATCCACTTAGATGTAGTTTCTACAGACCATATGTTAGTATTTACTAGTCTATTAATAAGGGGTTTTGAAGGATCTGCTGCCATTGATGGATCAAAAATCCTTAGTCTATTGTTGGGTTGTATTGCATAATTACCATCATCTAATTCAATTACATGACCACACTTGTGTTGATCTGGTTTCTCTGCATAACCATAATTTAATTCGTTATAGTCTCCTGCAGACCAATCAATTGTAAATAAATAAATACCTTCTCTATCTACCTTACGTCTTGATATGTATTTCATTTTACAACCTGCCATTTGATAGAAAGTTGTAACACTTACATTGTAACTAAATGAATCCCATAAACATAACTCGTCTAAAGGTAATTCTTTTGTTCCTGGTTTTTTACAAAATGCTGATATAGGTGCTCTCCACCATATACCCCCATCTGTCATCATAAAATGAAACAGTGGTACTTGTTTAGGTATTGATGTAAAACCAAATACCACGCATTCAAAGTATTTATCGTGTGAATCTTTTTGATCTCTTAAGTAATTACCTCTAACATAACATTCTATTACAGGTATATTTGCATTTAAGTAAGCCATTCTGTATAATCCTTTCCGTTATATAATAATGATTGTTTTCTGTTTTCTTCTTTACTATATGAGCAATGCACCCATCCACTTGAAGGGTCATCTGGATTATAAAATTCTAGTATAAGCTGATCAAACACTAGGTTATTTTTAATGTACTTTGCTAATTCTTTATTATCTACACCAAACATTTCAAAATCTGCTGCCTCACCTTTAGCATGTTGGCTGTTTTTAGACGAGCCAATAGCCTCACATAATTCTTCTGATCTATATCCAGAAGATATTACCATAGGTTTACCAAAATTTCTACGTGTTGGTTCTAGTACGTGAGTACATAGTTCTGTTAAATTTTCTATATGATCAAGAGTAGGTTGATTATCTATACCTTTTCTTATAGCAGTTTGTGATTTAGTTAGTTCTGCTAAACTAAAATGTCCACTTAATTTCATTAGTTTGCTAATGGGTTAGATGTTGATACTTTAATTTCTTCTATTTGTACTTTAAGTAATTGTATTTCTTTTTCAAGAATCTTAACTGCAGTGTTGTCATGAGAGTGAGATGTATCATGAGTATGTGAAGTATCTGCATTTTCTAATGCACCTACTTTTTCTTCTAATACAGCTATTTCTGCAGACCAATCTTTACCACCTGATGCACCTTCTAATGCATCTAATTTAGTTACAATCTCTCCATACTTTACAAAGCCACCACCTATTGCGGCAATGACTCCAAGTAATGCAGCTACACCTGCTAATTGATTTTTTATTTTATCCATTTTTTAATGCCTCTAGTTCAATTATTAATAATTGTTTTTTAGTTTCTATATCTCTTAGTTTATTTTCCATAATTACTACAGGATCATTAGATATGTAATTGTTTAAACTAACTTCAGTATATAACTGTCTCATATCTTGTATCTGTATTTGATCCATATAGATATTTTCACTTTTGTAGAAGGGTATGTCGTAAGAATCAAGAGATGCCTGGTCACTTGTCATAGCATCTAGCTTAATAATATTTTTAATTTGTAAATTCTTTGATATATCTTTAATGTCTTTATCTACTTTATCCATAATTTTTACTAGGTTAGTTTTGGTTGTTTCTTTCGATTGTATATTTTTTTGTTTTGTATTATTTTCATTCTTAACTTTGGCAGTCTCAGTAGTTTTGCTATTGGATTCTTCTTCTTTTTCATTAGGTTCTTCTGCCATTTGTGTAGGTTTTTCTTCTATTATCTCTTCTTCTTCTGTAAACTCTTCTTTTATATATTCTTCTTCTATTATCTCTTCTTCAATCATTTCTTCTTCAATTATAGACTCTTCTTCCATGGCAAACTCTTCTTGCATTTCCATAGGCTCAAAAAATAATTCTTCTTCCATTGGCGGTTCCTCAAAAGATGGTATAAATTCTTCAAATAATTCTTCTATTTGAGTAAACTCTATATATTCAAATACGTCTTCTAAATCTTCAAATACTTCACCAATCTCATCTACTATATCATTATCTAATACAGAGGTATCATAGGTCATAGTAACAGAAATGTTATCTATATTAGGACCACCTAGATTAGCAGGGGCATTAGCATCAGATCCAGATATATTTATATTACCTACGTTAGATCCTGTGCCATTATATATTAATCTGTCTGTAAATATTGCACCATTAATACCTGTAACATCAGTTCTTATTGTAGTATTTGATGCAAGAGTATTACCATCAGAGTCTTTTATAGTTAATACATTTGTAAAGGTATCAGCATCTCCACTTCCACCCCAACATCCCACAACACCACACTCACCATTTTGTGCATCCATACTAGAGTCTAATGTAATACCATTATCTAGCATATTTTGTGTTATAGTATTTGTGGATAAATTAAAGTCTTGTTCAATAGAACCACTGTCACCAAATTCTAAATCATAATTACTTGATACACCATTTAACTCACAGCAATCATTTAATACTTGTACATCACCAGATGTAGTCCAACCATTAGAGTTGCCTGTTTCAAAGTTACCATTAGTAATTAGATTACCTGTTGTTATCTCTTCTGCTTTAGCACCAAAAATAACTAGGGTTAATACTAAAAACGTAACTAACCATTTCATTCTAATATTAATTTTTTAATTGATTTACTTCCGTCTATGTTAGACTCAAGTTCAGCCATCGACTTAATGCAAGTGTAATTTATGTTATTATTTTTATTAGTTCTTGTTGCAATACGTTTGCCTTTTAAACAGTCAGACATAGATTCCTGTATTCTATGTTCCTTAATCTCTCCGTTGACAATCATAAGTAGGGCTATGATCAACTCTGTCATTAATGTGCTCCGTTACCGTTTGCTCTTACCTTATCTTTTAAGTCTTCTATATCTCTTAATGCTTGGTCTAATTGATCTCTTAAAAATTCTATATTAACTTTATTAGTCATATTCATCTCTTGAGTCTCTTCCATTTTTTCTACAGACTTATACAAATCTTCTAATAAAAAATGTTGCTCCTGGTCTACAGGTACTTGCTCAGATTTTTTAAGTAAATCATTTTCAAATAATTCTCTTGATGTCTCTAACGATACTAACCTTGAAGTCAGCTCTGTATATGCAAACACACCCATTGCTACTAGCACTATAAGACTAGCAACTGTCTTCATCGGCATTTGTACAGCAGCCGATTCAGATATGTTTAATGGTTTATTGTTCATCTTTTTCTTTTTTTATTTAATAACTTAACTCTTGTATGCCAGCACCATTCTACCATTTTAATAATACCAGTTTCTACAAATGCTATTGAGTTATCTAAAAAACCACAAAATTTATATATTAATCTATCTATCATCTAGGATGTTTCCATTCTTTCATTTTCTTTGCATTGTTTAATTTTGCATCTTCTATAGCTTTGGCTTTATCCATAGCATCTAGTTCTGCTGTAATTTTTGCTTGCATTTCTTCATCAGCTTTTTTTCTATCTTCCATACGTTTAACATAGGTAGTATAGTCTGGTCTTTCATGATCATACTTAGACCATAAAGCTTGAGCATCTTTACCTATTTTACCATCTATAGGACAAGGTGTACCTGCTTGAATCATAGACTCAAATACTCTTTCATCTTGACAAAGTATAGCAACTGCTGCAACTTTCATACCAAAGTCATTAAGTATTCTAGCTAACTTTAATCTTTCACAATTTTTATCTATTGCATGCTTACCACCACTAATACCAATACCAAATGTTTGAACACCTAGTGATACACCTACAGCACAAACATCTTGTGTCATACTATTGTATGATGGTGCACCTGCACTTGGTGGTGCTGACTTAACATTAGAAGTAGAGCTGTTAGTCGTTGTACTATTAGAACTAGATCCAGACTGATACGTTGTAGTAGCAGTAGATGTATATCCACCTTCGATAGCTGTGTTAGATCCAGATGTATTAGTCTGTGTTGATCCTGCAATTGCTGATGAGGTAAATAATAATAGTAATAATATTGAGAGGTATTTCATATTTAGGTTGTTCCTTGCATGGTACAAGCAAAGCTTGTATATAATTTTTTATCTTCAAATTCTTTTATTGGAAAAGCTTGTAATATATTAAGAGACTCTCCATAGCCAGCCATAGTACAATCTCTAAAAGAATCATAGTAAATACTATTTTGTATTGGAGGCATACAGCTTCCATATGTCTGACTGCATAAAGCAAGTACTAATATAAACTTCACTGTGCTACTAACATAGCAAATGCTACAAACAATATAATTAGTACTCCTGTAAAATAGTAATTCATACTACTCTCCATTATTTTTTGCCACCCTTAAATATTTGAGTGCCTTTTATACCATAAATACTAGCCACGACAAGTATCCATAAATTGGTAAACCAGCTCGGCAGCTGTTGAAACTGCTCGAAAAACTCTTTTATTTTAGAAGCTGCACCAGGATCATCCGAGAAGACCCCATACGCAATCACCAAAATTGGCAGCGTTAGAACGACCAAAACGAACTCGTCTTTCCAGTCCGATTGCCTAGCCTCAAGCAGCTTGCCTTGGTATTCGCTTTCCCCACGAGCCATCTTCGCAGCCTGCGTGGCTTGAGCATCAGCCATAAGCATCTTAGTTTCTTGTTTCTTTTTATAGATATGAGTGCCAGCATTTACAGCTAATTTTAGTGCTGATAAAATTGGGAATGCCATACTATAATATTATAGCACCCAATACAAAACCTGCAACTGCAGAAATGACGCAGTGGCTATGGTTCATCCATAGGCTTTCTATCTTACTTCCGTGATAAAATTTTTGTTTTAGTTTAGTTATCATATTATCTCCTTGTTACGTATTAAAATAATTATATACACCACCTATTATACTTGCAATTATAACAAGTACCCAGACGGCTCCTTTACCTTTGTTAATGTCAGCCCTTAGACATTTAGTCTCAGTTCTAAGTTCTTTTATTTCTCTTACTAAGAAATCTATTTTTACTTCTGTAGCTGATTTTCTAGGCATTAATTCTTTCCTTTAAATAATCCTTTTATATCTTCAAAAGGTTTTTTGTTTTTTGCATAATCTGCTTTCTCAAAAGCAACTCCATATTTAGCAGCTAACTCTTCCATTTTACCTGCTATCTTTTCTATTTCTACTTGTGCAGTTTCTTGGCTTATTAAACCATCTCTATATTTTTTTCTTTGCAAGTTTATTTGTTCTTTATAGCCATCTAGTTTTCTTTTTAATTCAAATGCTTTTCCTGCTTTTAATTTATCAAGATCTGCTTTTTCTATTTTAAATCCTAATGCCTGTGCAAGAGAGACCATCTCACTCTGCTCTGGTCTAAATGGTGACTCCATTCCTTTTCTTGTTCTTTCTAATTTTTTACTTGAGTATGATCCAGGTACAAAAGGTATATTAGGCATTAATTTATCTTTAATAGCACCTAATCTTATAGCCCAATCTTCATTAGGAATACCTGTTTGACCTTCTATTTTTTTTCTTTGAAACAAATCATAGCCTGCTAATGGAAATAAAATTTCACCAGCTAATCCACCTGAAGGTTGTAGAGGTGCAGGAACTCCAGGTAATGTACCATTTAAATCTAATATATCTCCGCCAGGAACAAATCTAGTAAAGTCCATGTAATAAGGTTTACCATCTTCTCCTGGAGGTATTGGAACTTTTATATTTCTAAATGGTAGAAATCCCATATTTAAAAACTCACCTTGTTTTCTTTCTGGCATAACTGCACGTTCTGCTTCTTCGTCTCCTCCACCTACGATACCACCCATTTTATTTAAACCATAACCAAGTGCTGCATATTTTGCATACTTCCATGGTCTAACAATAGCTGTCTCTGCAAGTATAGGTATAATTCTATATGTGTATGCTAAAAAAGGAGTAACTGTATTTCTCATCCAGTTAATGGCAGGTGCATCAATATTATAATCTATAAAAGATTTTCTAGCATCTAATGCTGCATCGGCTGCACTCCAACCTTTTGAAAGTCTATCTTGAAATACTGATAGTCTAAATACTGCATCTTCAAAACCATACCATTGTGTTAAAGTTTCTAAACCTAGCTTATTTTTTAGTACTCCATTTTCATATATATTTTTTGCTGCATTAACAGAGTTATTAAAGGTATCTAAATTTTCATCAAATTTATATGGAAACTTAGTTCCGCTTTGAATATTTTTTAATTCAACTTGTATAAAACCTGAATCAAATACACCATATTTTGTTGCAGTTTCTACTAATTCTGATCTTTGTAATTTACCAGCTTTATTCTTTTTACCATGAGTTGTTAAAGCTGTCCATGCTTTAGGTAAATATTTTATTTCTGCATCTACTAAATCATGTAATACAAAATTACTCATTATATTATTTACATGTACTGTAGGATTCCATGCTGTTTTAGATATTTTCCAAACAGAATTTAATTTTCTATACCCTTTATAAAATGCACTAGATTCTGCTCTAGCATATTTATTAGCAGCAACTAAATTTTTATATATTTCTTCTGGTACATACTTACCAGCAAGTGCACCAAATCTTTTTTTACCACCTGTTTTACCCATGTCAGTAGTAGGTATCATTTTATAGTTACCTCTTTCTGCTATAGGTATATTTTTTAATGAATCAAATACATAATCTGTTTTAGATATATTTTTGTATAATCTAAATTGACTTAATGTAGTTGAAAAAGCTCTACCTGTTTCAGCTATAGCATATGATGCGTCTTCTATTTCACTTAATCCAACTCGTTGAGGTTTAGTATACTCCCATCTAATCTCAACCATATCATTCTTTTTTAATTTTTTAAAATTAGTTTCTGAACTAGGTAATAATTCCCAACCTCTGTGATTTTTAATTAATTTTTTAGTACCTTCTTTTTCTACAAATAAACCTGTTTTCTTTTGTACAGCTTCAGATGTAGTTGTATATGCTTTTTGTTTTTTATATATTTTATTATACTCATCTTTAGTAACTTTTAAAGTAGCACCTCTTAATTTTAATTCTTCTCCAAATGGTCTATCTTTAAGTTTACCTCTGTATGATCTTTTTAAATATATATTTTTATTTTTTGTAAAAGTTTCTCTAGTTATTAATCCTGCATCAACATATTCTTGTGCAACTTCTGTAATTAATTTTCTAGCATCTTTACTCAATTCTTGTAATTTTGCAGGTGCAACTTTTATTTTTGTATCACCTTGTAATAAATTATGTAAAATTTTTTGTTCATCATCAGTTAAATTATTTTTAATTTTCTGTGCCATAAAACTAAATCTCATAGCTATATGATTAGAAAATCCCTGTGCTTCTGCTTGCAATGCTTTAAATTCTTTTGGTAGACCATAACCATCAATAAAATTTCTACCTAGCCATTCTGCTATACTTTCACTTACTTCTTCTGTCTGGTCTTCACCTTTACCAAATGTTCTTGTTGGTAAATTAATATGTCTAGTAGCTTTAATACCACCTGCACTTATTAATGCACCAGTAAATGCTCTAGCAAATTTAGTTGTAATGGGTGCATCACTTTCAGATGAAGCATATCCTACAATTCCACCTGTAGCTGCACCGCCTGCTTCTGCACCATATTCACCATTAGTTAAATAATTTAAAATAGGTTTACCAAATTTTTTTTCATATGGTTTAACTACATTTTCTCTAAACCAAAGTCTAGGACCTCTTAACATTTGAGTTTTATTAGATGGCATATCCTTTAACATTTCAGGATCATCTATTTCAATTTTTTTTCTAGCAAGTGCATCTCTATCTTTTTTACCTGCTTCATTCTGTAGTTTAACTTTTTGTAATTCTACGTCAGCTTGTGTTTTAACACTAGGTGCATCAAATCCAGGTATACCTAAAGACTCTCTTGTAAATACTTTTTCACCTTTTATTTTTTTACCAACAGCTGTAATTACTGGAGATAATATTGTACCACCAACTGCACTAGCTGCAGCTTGTTTACCTCTACTATCTAATATACTATTTTCGTCAACATAGCCTAAACCTCCAGCTATACCAGAACTTACAAAACCATACTTAGCTGCTTTATATAATGTTCTTGCTTTAGTTACAGGTATTAACCAACCTGCAGGATCTAATATAGCACTACCAAAGTAAGCTGCTGCAACTGCATAGTTAGTACTACCATCAGGATTTTCCATATATTGATATAGTTTTTCCTGATCTTTTTTCATTTCTTCTTTACCTACATTAGCAATTTGTTTTACACCTCTATAAGTATCTGTAAATCCTAATTTAGTAGCAAATGCAATTTTATCCCAAAGATCTGCATCTCCATCAATATCTTCTCTATCTTCTTCTGTATTTGTAGGTTTTAAATCATCAAATAATCCAGGTTCTATCTTATCTTCATTAGTTAGATTAGTTCCACGATTACCTTCTTCAGTTATTTTATACTGATGTTTATCTTCAGATGGCATAAGATCACTAAACATACTTTTATTAATCTGTATATTATCAGGAATCTTTTTTTCTTTAGGTTTTAAATCGTTAAATAATTCTGACATGATTATAAATTATAATCTGTTAAATTATATCCTTTTTCACGTAGCCTATTTTTAATTTCTTCAACTATATTATCCTGACCATCAGCATTATAATAATTTATTAACTCTCTAGCTGTAGTGATATCTGAAGGCTCTGCTGTTTGATAACTTAAACCTTGATTAGGTAAAAATTTTTCTTTAAAATATCTTTCTCTCGCATACTCATTTAATGTAAATTGATTTTTAACATCATCAGAAAGTTTATTATAATCTTCTTTATATCCTTTTTGTAATGATCTCATACCACTAACTTCATTTAAAGTATCAGCTTTAAATTGATCATCAGATAATTTTCTATAAGCAATTTTGTCCTCTCTGTCCATTTTTAAATATACTGTTTCAGCTTTTTCTACACCATCTCCAAATATTTCTTCATAGCTAGGTAGTTCAGCTGTTTTACTCTCTACAGGAACTTCTCTAGTTTCTACAGTATCCATAGTTTTAATAGGAGTACCTGGAACCATTTCACCTGGAATAGTTACTTGCTCTGTAGTCATCTTAGGTGCAGTAGCTTCACTTGCGTCAGTCATTGTTTCACCTTGACTTAAAAACAATTTAGCTGTCATATCACCTATTTGATTTTTACTTAAATTACCTGTAACAAATTTTTCTCTGTCCTGTATAGCACTAACTCTACCTTCTTTTCTAGATTCATAACTACCAGCATTAGTAGCTTCTAAATATGCTTTTAATTTTGTTTCATTAAAATTATCATTAGCACCTAAATCTTTTTCAATATTAGCATAATCATTTGGATTACCAGTTATAAAACCTTCTTGATCCATATACTCTGCAACATTAGCACCATATCTTGCACTTAATTTTTTGTATGTTTCTTCTCTACTTTTTTCTTTTTTTTGAAATTCAGGTAATGTATTTTCATAAAAATTAATTCCTGCTCTCTCAATAATTCTACTTTTTAATTCATCATTAGCTGCTGTATTTGCTAGCTTTTGCCCAAGATATCCTGTAGCAATACCTCTTGCCATTCTTCCAAAATCTATAGCCATTATATCATCTCCTCAGTTTCTGGTTGTGGGGGTGGAGCCATTAGCCCTTGTGCCATAGGTTTTTCTAAACTTTTTGTAGCACCCATAGCAGCTTTTTCAAATTCTTGTTTATTTTTTTTAACATCTAATATAGTTTTCATTGCTTTATTATTTGTTAAATCTGACATAGATATTCTAAATTTTTTAACACCACCTTGAATACCCATTGCTGCAATCATTTTCATTACAGGTTCTGCAATTATAAATGCAACATCTGGAGTCCACTTACCTTCTATAAAACCACTAAATATAATAATTCTACCAATAGCTTCTACAGGTATTCCTGAATCTAACATAGCAATTACTTGTTCAGCAAATTGTGGTTGAGTTAATTTATCCCAAACAAAATCTGCAGCTTCAGATGTATTTGTAAATTGTGGTGGATGCTCCCAAGGATAATTACCTGGTTTATCAGTTAAACCTTGTCCAGGTACTGGGGCATCAAAAGGGTTATTTGGTGCTTCTTTAAATTGATCCATGTATCTCCTTACGTAAATAGATTTTTATTTCTAAAACCTTTTGTTAATCTGTATTCCCATTCTTGATTTAATGTATCTGCATCTACAGTAGTTAATCTTTGATCTACTCCTCTAGCTTCACCTGGTCTATATGAACTCATGTTTCCAAACTGAGCTAAGTTAGGTGCTGCAACGCTAGTGTCTTGAATTTTATAATCTCCACCACCAGCTTTTTTTTCTAATAGACTACTAGCAAGCTTACCACCAAGAGTACCTCCTATCTTTGCTCCAGTTGGACCACCTATAGCACCACCTATAGCACTTCCTGCCCAAGCTGCTGCTCCAGATACTGCCCCTTTCAATGCATTTCCTATACTTTTAAACATTTATATCTCCTACTTACCTGTTAATAAATCAAAACCAAACTTACCAATCATTTGATACATAGCATCTTTAGATGATTGATCTTGTAAATCTACTGCTGTAGATCTCTCAAGTGCAGCCATAGCTAAATTATGATTTCTATTCTGTTCATTTTCAGAAGATGTATTAACCCATGAAGCTTCATCTCTCCATTGTTGCCATGCTGCTGACATTGCCCAGTTAGATAAGTTTAGTAAATTTTGTGCATTAGTTTGATTAGCTGCATTAACAGCTGCAGTATTTGCAGTATTAATACCTCTTCTCCAAACTACATTTGATTGATCAATTTCTCTTTGATTATTAACATTAAATTGTTGTCTTTGATTACTTAATGTAGCATTAAATTGATTAATAGCTGATTCTCTTTGTGCGTTAGCTTCATCTACTTGCACAGTATTTTGTGCATTTAATGCTGAAATTTTATTTGCTTCACTAGTTGCATATTGTTTCATAGCATCTGCTCTAGATGCATTTTGTTGAGACAATGTTGCAGACATATTATCATAGAATTGATTAACTTGATTTTGACTAGTAGCATTAAATTGATAAGCTGCATTTGCTGCTGCTTGATCTGATAATAAAAAAGATTGTCTTGCTTGAATATTTTGTAAGTTAGCTTGTTGTGTATTAGACAAGTTAGCCATATCCATTTTAAGATATGATTGAGCATTTGTAATTGCAGCTTGTTGATTATTTGCCAGATTTTGAAAGATCATATCTTTATAAGTCTGTGCATCTGCTGCTGCTATTGGAACAGCTGCATTCATAATACCTTCAGCTAATGCTTCAGCTGCCATAGAACTTTGGCTCATACCTCTATTAGCCATAGCTGCTTCAGTAGCTTTTGCTGCACCTCTAGCCCATACAGGTAAAGGATTACCAGATTGTACTGCTGTAGTTACATCTTGTTGTAAATCAGCTAACTGACCTCTAACTGTAGCATCTGTACTAACTGTACCTTGAGCTGCTACTGCAGGTGCTGTTACTGTACCTTGAGCTGCAGTCATAGTAGGAGTTGATCCTGCTACTCCAGCTTGTGTATAAGTATTTGCAGTCTGTGCTGTAGGCATAGTTGCTGCTGTACTTGTAGGTGCTGCGGCTCCTGTTATTGTAGGTGCTGCTGCGGCTGTTGGCATTGCTGCTGCTGTAGTACCTGTAACCCCTGCAGTACTCATTAATTCGTTAGGTCCTACATTTTGTAATTGTGGAGATATAGTAGTCCCCGTAGGCATAGTAGGTTTAGCTACTATAGACTCAATTAAAGATGTAGCTTTACTTGCTGTAGTCTGATTACTAGATGTAGGCTTAACTGCCCCTGTCTGCAATGCTACTGTATCTACTGTTGCTACCATTGTTTATCTTCCTTGTCGATTGTATTTTTTAAATGTTGATCTTTTGTTTAAATTTTTTCTATGTCTTCCTGGTCGTTTCTTAGGTTTTGGTCTTGGTACAAAATGTACAAAATTTACTCTAGCCATTAAGGTTTAGTCGGCCACGTAGCGTTTTCACATTTTGCAACAGTATCTTTACCTGAAGGTAAATCTCTAAGATCTTTACGATATGTTTTCATATCATCAGATAGAGTATTATCAGATAAAGCTAAGTAATCAGTCTCAGCAAGAAGTCTATTTCTTTTAGCTCTAAGGTCAGCTAAAGCTCTAGCAGGGGCAGCATCTGCCCACGCTTTTTCTTCAGCATCTCTTGCAGCTTCTTCTTCAGCTGTAAACTGTACTTTGTTACCATTTATATTATGATATCTTGGCATTGTTTTTTTCTCCTATTGTTATAAAATTCCGTAAAGGCAAATATCTCCAGCGTCTATGTTATCAGCATTTAATTGAAATCTTATTGCATCAATTGCTGATGTAGTATTAAAATATCCACCAACATATCCATTCCAACTATAATCTGAATGTTGAGTAAAATTACAAGTAGAGATAAAGTGTTTAACAAACGTAGTTGATGACGGGTTAAACAAATGTAAAGTTCCAGACAAACTTTGATCTGCATCATTACCTAGACCAAATCCAATTCCTTGAAATCCTGTAGATTGTGCTAAATCAGCACCAGTATCATATGTTAAGGAAGTGGCAGAGTCTGATTCATTATGATAAGCATTAAAGTATGTAGTTGTTTTAGTAACATTGTAATTACTTCCACTATCTGTACTACCATTAAATTGAAAATGCCTATCATTAGCTGATGGATGAATATTATTAAATGTAAATACATATTCCTTATAGGTAGAATCTAACACCACATCAGAACTACCATTAACAAAACTTAAAGTACCACTAGAACTAGCAGTCAACTTTTTAATAAACACCATAGATCCACCACTAACTGACCCAAAGGTTGTGACCGATCTAACTCCCCTATTATTAAGTGTAACTATGCTCATTATGAATCCTTTATTCCGTAGAGTTTGATAGTGCCAGCGTCTATGTTGCCACTAGACATTTTAAATTGTATTGCGTCAATAGCTGATGTAGAGTTGAAATAACCACCTCTAAAATCATCTTGTGAGGAATCAGCAGAAGTAACACCTTGTATTCTACTCATAAAATGTTTTACAAAAGTTGTGTTGCTTGGGTTAAATAAATGTAGATGTCCACTTAAACATTCGTCATTATCAGCATCTAAATTATTAAATAGAGTTTGAAAATTTGTAGATTGTGCTAAATCCCAATTACTATTATATCCAAAAAATGTTGAAGCACCTTCTGTTTGATTAGCTTGAAATGCTGAAGATGTGATTGTAGTGTTATAATTACTTCCACTATCTGTACTTCCTTGAAATTGAAATTCTGCATCTTCTGTTGCACCATGAATATTAATAAACTTAAATAAATATATGGGATATGTATTATCTAAAACTACATCTGAACTTCCGTCCACAAAACTTAAATTAGCTGAACTACTAGCAGTCAAAGTTTTAATATGTGTTAATGATTTAGCTGCCCCAGGTATAGCTGAGATATTTGCAATGCTTCTGTTGTTATAAGTTACAATTGACATTACACAACTCCATATAATTTAAATGTTCCACTTTCTATATTTCCTGTATTTGTTGAAAACTGCACTCCATCAATAGCTGCAGTTACATTACAGTAGCCAGCTACAAAATTTGTAGTTGCATGGTCATCTGATTGTGAATTATGAACTTTACTAATAAAATGTTTTACAAATGTTGTAGATGAAGGGTCAAATAATATCATTTCTCCAGAAGCAGATTGATCAGCATCACCGCCTGTACCACTACCTAATATCGCAACACCTGTTCCTTGTGCTAAATCAAAACTTGTTGAGTATGCTAAACCTGTACTTGAATCTCCTTCATTATGATATGTACTAAAATAAGTAGTTGTTTTGGTAGCGTCATATGCAGTGCTTCCATCTCTAAAATTAACATTTAAATTAACTCCATTTCCACTATCATCTGTAGATGGATGAATATTAATAAACTTAAAAACATATTCTTTATAAGTAGAATCTATACCACTATCAAAAGTTACTGTAGATGAACTAGACGCAGTTACTGTAGATAATAATACTAAGCTACTACCAGAGACCCCTGAAGGGAGACTGGTAATGGATGCCATGGATCTGTCATTGCATACATTGATTGACATCTATTATCCTTTAGGGTTAGCATCTTTAACTGCTTTAACATGTTTGTACCACTCTCCAGTTTTGTCACCTTTGCCTGCTGTCATATCGTGGTATAATAAATCTAATTGTTCTTTTAATTGTTTATAAGCTACAGCTCTATCCCTTTGATATTTATTATTATCATAGGCAGTTTGAAGTTCTGCTATTTTAGTTTTTATATCTGCTTTAGATATTTCAGAAGTTCCATCCATCCATTTGATAATACAATTATCTATATCTGTACCTTCAACAAATGCTCTTGCATTTGAATTTATTGCTATTATTGCGTCTAATATATTAATCATTATTCATACTCCACTGCTATACATCTGTAAGCTCTTCTGTTAAAATAAGCAGATTCTCCAGCTGTTACTGTTGCAATTTGTAATCTAAAAGTTATTTCATTAGTTGTGCTTGGTGCTAGATAATAATTCATAGATTGCCAAGTATTAGTTCTATCTGCTCTTGCATGATAACCATAACTGTCATAATTATCATCAAGTTCTGTTTGAGAAATGCCAGAATGATTATATGTTAATCTTGTTGTAAGACCATGGCCATCACCTCCTGTATCTGTATGTGTGCTTACAAATAAAACAAATTTAGAAGAAGTTGACGCTGGCGTAATAACTAAATCTTGACCACTTACATCAGCAAAAGTTTCAGAATTTGATGATACTTGAGCTAATGTGCTATTTGCTGTAGCATTTATTGATTTTACTTTTCCACCTTTAATTAAAGAGTAATCAATTCTCTTTATAGTCCCCGCATCTGATATCAGTAATTCATCTGTATCTGCAGGGGCACTAGTTAAAGCTGTCTGCCCTGATATAACATCATTGTTTAATTTAGCAGCGGTCACAGTATCATCTGAAGGTGCACCGATGTCGAGCACATTGCCTAATATCTGAACAAAGTCGATAACATCCCCTGTCGCCAAATTCGAGGCGAAGGTCATCGTACTACCTGAAATTGTAAAGGATGATCCTGGTTTTTGTAAAATTCCATTGAGTGACACCAGCATATGATTAGCTGATTCTGGGGCGACATTTACGCCTCCTACTTGTAGGGTATAAGCTGCCTGTCCGTTTACGACTGATATCGCATCACAGACTTGGAAGTTACCTACTGTGGGTGTTTTTCCTATGTACATTGTTTCTCCTTAATTAATTCCATATAGTGTTATTGTTCCTGCATCTATGTTGCCGCTAGAGGCTTTAAATCTTACCTCATCAATTGCTGATGTTGTATTTACATAACCAGCCATACGCCCTGTCCAAGCTGCCTCATCCCCATGAACTTGAATAATATTTCCTTGAAAATGTTTTACAAATGTAGTTGATGATGGATTAAAAAAATGTAAGTATCCTGATAAACTTTCATCATTAGCATTACCCCAATCATCTGATAACATTTGAAATCCTGTTCCTTGTGCTAAATCTCCACTACTATAATATCCAAGTGCATTTCCATCTGATTCTGTATGGTATGCTCTAAAGTAAGTAGATGTAATTGTTTCATTAAAATCAGCACCACCTGCAGCATTTATTTGAAATTGAAAATCAACCATGTCAGTTTGTGGGTGCATATTTTTAAAAATAAATAAGTATTCTTTATAAGTAGAATCAAAAACTACATCTGATGTCCCATTATGAAATGTTAAATCACCGCTTGAACTAGCGGTCAACTTTTTAATAAAAGTCATAGCTCCACCACTAAATGTAGCCTCTAATCCATTAGCACTAGAATTAAATCCAACTGTCTTACCTGCTGTTGGTGTTACATTTAAACTATTAAATTTTAATTTATTAAGTGCCATTAACTATCCGCTATTCCATAAAGTTTTATTGTTCCTGAATCCATATTATCTGTTAAAAATTTAAATTGTACTGCATCTATTGCTGATGTTGTATTTCCATAACCAGCTGTGTAAATATTACTAGAAGCATCACCACTGTGACAACCATTACTTACTGCAGTAAAATGTTTTACAAAAGTTGTTGAAGATGGTGAAAACAAATATAATTCACCTGATACTGATTGGTCATTGTCACTTCCAATAGGAGCTGAAATTGTTTGAAAACCTGTTTCTTGTGCTTGATCAAATCCATCGGTATATTGTAAAGAAGCAGAACTATTAGCTTCATCATGATATCCTCTAAAACTTGTGCTTGTTTTAGTGACATTGTAATTTGAACCACTATCTGAAGAAAAATTTACTTGAAACATTTTGCCATCTGCACTTGGATGCATACTAATAAACTTAAATAAGTAAACAGGATATGTACTATCTAATACGACATCAGAACTTCCGTGTACAAATGATAAAGTAGAATCAGAACTTGCTGTCAAAGTTTTAATTAAAGTCATGGATGTACCTGATGATGTTTCAAAACCATTAGCACTAGAATTAAATGCAAGACCTTTGCTAGCTGCAGTTGTTAAATCAAAACTATTATAATTAAATTTTGTAAGGGCCATTATTCTACCCCATATAGTTTAAATGTTCCTGAATCTATAGTTCCCTCAAACATTTTAAAAGAAACAGCATTAACTGCACTTGTTGTATTAACGTATCCAGCATAATATTGAGTAACAGATGCTAACTGAGGAGTATCTCTATCCATATATATTTGTGTTGTTGCCATAAAATGTTTTACAAAAGTTGTAGAACTGGGATCAAACAAATGTATAATACTTTCTCCACACATTTTAGCATCATTCCCTATTGTATTAGACAAAAATGCATAAGTGCTTGTATCACCATCTCCATTAGTGCCATTGGTAAGGTCATCTCCAGCTCTATAATTTAATTGTGTCGAGCTATCATCTTCTTTATGATAAGATTGAAAAGCTGTAGTTTGCATATTTGTATTAAAATTACTACCACCATCTACACTAAAATGTATCATAAACTGTGAATTAGCTGATGGGTGAATATTAATAGCTTTTATAATATATTCTTTATATGTTGAATCTATACCTGATGTAATGTTTACTGTTGATGAACTAGATGATACTGTAGTTGTAGATATCAAAACTAAACTTCCACTAATATCCCCTGTCTCTAGACCATTGTTGCTTGAATTAAACTTAATCGCCTTGCTTGCTGAAGGCGTTACATTCATACTATTAAAGTTGACCTTAGAGAGTGCCATGGGTTACTCCTTTGGATATTTATCTTTAGTAACTTTAATTACTTTTTTCCATTCATCTATACCATCATGATATATTTTATCTAATTGATCTACGATTGATGGGTACTCTGCTGCTCTATCTCTTTGATATTTATTATTATTATAAGCAGTTTTTAATTCTGCCATTTTTGCTTTTATATCTGATTTAGAAATTGCTGTTGTATCAATCCATTCTATTTCGCAAGTGTCTATATCACTTCCTGTTATTGAATATTTAGCATTTGAATTTATTGCTTTTATTGCTTCAGTTACATTTATCATTAATCTACCTCTAATAAAGTCATTGTACTATGGCCAGCAGAACTAGTACCATTAAATCTTACGTTACAATTATTATTTGTATCACTAACTTTGGCTGCTACTGTATATGTAAGTTGACTTGTGCTTGATGGGCTATCAAGATAAACCATAGTTCCATCAATAGAACCATACACATAATCATTAGTAGGATTTTTAACAGCACCTATTTGAATTTGTTTATACATTAATACAGTTGAACCTCTATTTAATCTTAAATAAAATTGTCTATGATCGCTTATATTTACATAACCATCAGTATTAGGTGCAACTATAACCAACACTTTATGCGAAGTTGATAATGGAGTTATATTAAGAGTTATAGCACTATCAGCATAACTGGTGTTTGATATATTTTGTTCAGTTCCAAAATTTCCATTAACAATTTGTTTAATACTTTTAACATGAGAATAATCTATTCTTTTTAAAGTTCCCGCATCTGAAAGTAGTAATTCATCCGTATCTGCTGGTGCAGCAGCTAATGCATCTTTACCAGATATTAAATCATTACCAACCATAGCAGCTGTAATACTATTAGTTGCAGGTACAACAGTTTGTAACGCTCTTCCTAGAAACACACAGTACATAGTATCTGTCGAAGCCGTAGCCGCAGATAGCGTCAAAGCTGTGCCCGTAGCAGTATATGCTTTACCAGATCCAGGTTGCTGTCTTACGTTATTTACAAATAAAGCTATTTCATTTTCATTAGCTACAGCGTGATCTAGAGTATAGGAGGTCGTAGCACTCGTAGAAAATTCTTGAGTAGCGAATGAAGTAAACTTCTCTGCAGGTTGAATACCAATATAGGCCATCTTATGTGATCTCCATTATGCTTAACGTACCTGAAAGCTTATCTGCTACAGAACAATCGATTTTTAATACATCGGTTGCTTCCATAACAATCTTTCCTCCAGATAAAAGCTCAAGTGATGTACCTGCTGGAATACTTACATCTTTTGCAAGAATAGATATTCCATTTGCAGTATTATTAGCTACAGCACGATTTGCTGTATCACTATGAAGCTCTACCTCTGCAGTAACTGCAGTAGTATGGATGTTAGTAAGTATTAAGCCCAGAACAACTGTTGTAGTTGACCCTGCCACCGTATACATGGTGTATGCAGTGCCAGCACTAGCAGGTTCTGCTGCGAAATTTACTACCTTAAACGTGTTTGCCATTTATTTTCTCCTATTTACTTTATACTATTATACTGTTATTTTTTAAAAAAGTCAATGATTATTTATCCAAGTGCGATGGCTAGAGCTGTAGGATCATCTGTACTAAATCCTTGAGCTGTCATTAAAGTTACTACTCTAGATAAAGCAGCTTTTCTATTAGTTCCACCAGCACCATCATCTACTACAATTAAATCTGATGTTGTTAAATCTGCACCTATATCTGTACCACCATCTATATCTATACTACTTAATGGTAAAGCTGATATTACAAAATCTAATGTATTATCTGAATCATCATAAGTTACAGCAATACCAGTCTCAGTATTTGATCCTACCATTGCTCCAACAGTATCTGATATAGTTTCTGCTAAAGTTGTACCATTAATTGTAATAGCATCTGCTTCTAATGTACCATCAATATCTGCATCTCCACTAATATCTAGTGATCCTGCATCTAATTCACCTGTTAAAGTTACATTTCTAAATCCTGATATATCTTTATTTGAATCAGCTATAACTGCTAATGAAGCTGATACTGTACCAGCAGTAATACCATCTAATAAATTTAATTCTGTTGCAGTAGAAGTTACTACTACATTCTCATTTATTTTAGGCGATGTTAAAGTTTTGTTTGTTAAAGTATCTGTAGATACCAAAGATACTAAAGTTGAATCAGCACCAGCAGGCAATAACATAACATTTGTAACACCTGCAGAATGTGGTTGGGATTTTAATATCTGTCCATGTGAATTAGATTCACAATTAAATTGTATAGCACCTGCATTTGTATTACCTTTAACAGTAACATGACCTGTACCATTTGGTGCTAATTCTAAATCTGCATTTGAAGTGGTTACAATATCTGAACCATTTAAATCAAGATTACCACCTAATTGAGGTGTGCTATCTTCTGATACATTTGATATAGCACTTGATGTAGCAAGTCCTGATACAACTGCTGATCTTGTAATTTTTTTAAGTCCACCACCTGAAGTATCAACCGCTAAGAATACATCATCATTAGCAACTGTAGATATTTCTGATAAACCACCTACTGCAACTGAATTAAAGTTTGTACCATCTGCAACTAAAATATTACCTGCAGTATTTGTACCCATAGTAATATCATCACCAGATACTGTAAGATCTCCTGATATAGTTAAATTTCTAAGTCCAGTTAAATCTTTATTAGAATCTACTATTACTGCTTTAGATGCACTTACAGTTCCTGCTGTAATACCATCAACTAAATTTAATTCTGTTGCTGTTGAAGTAACTGTTGTACCATTTATAGATAAAGCATCAGTTTCTAATGTCCCATCTATATCAGCATCACCTGAGATATCTAATGTTGCAGCATCTAATTCACCTGAAAGAGTTATATTAGTAGCACCTGTAATAGCACCATTTAAAGCAACAGCACCATTAATGTCTATTGTAGTAGCTGCTATTTGTATTTCTGTATCTGCAACTAAATCTAATTGGCCATCTGCTGATGAATTAATATATATTGCAGTATCTCTAAACTGTAATTTTTCTGTAGTTGTTAATAATAAATCATCTGAGAATTGAAAGTAGTCTTCATCTTCCATCCATGTAAGAACACCATCACCTGTCTCTCCATCAAAAGTTACAGCAATATCTGTCCCTGCAGTACCATCACCAATAGTGATTGCAGTGCCTAATAATTTTGTAATTGGTCCACCTTCTGCTGTTGTGCCATCGTGAGTGTGCCCTGAAGTTACAGCGAATGCTGCAAGAATTTGATCAAATTCTGCATTTATATCTGACGCTTCAATGACTGCACCATCAACAATAGCTGATGAACTTTGTCGTGTGTATGTTGCTCCCATTTACCTTCTTCCTCCTGGTGTAAATTCTAATTGAAATCCTTTTATTGCAAAAGGTGCATTTGTACTTGTATCTGTTATTTTTAATGCTACAGCAAAACCTGATCCTTCTACTGATTCTCTTGTAATAGGAAGATCTCCTTGACCATATGCTGCTGTACCAAATGTCCCGATTCCATAATATGCCCCACTTCCAGAAGATGCTAAAGTAATAACACTTGGTTGAGGAGTATTTATATCATCATAATTATATCTTACAAATAAACTAGAACTAACAATACCTTCTGGTTCCCAGTTTATATTAACTCTATCCATTGATTTTCTAATACCTGCATCTCCCATTGTCATGTCTGGAGATCTGTATGTAGCATCAATAGCACTAGTTGAACTTGCTGTTGTAAATACATTTCCTGATTCTTGTTTGTAAATATATCCATCATATCCACCATGAACAATTGTTTCTACATTACTAATATAATCAGAATCACAACTTGAAACTTTTAAACCTTTTATATCTGCATACTCAAATCCTAATTGTCCTGTATTTGGATTTGTTTTAATAACAGCTAATAATCCTTTTGAGCTAGCTTCTACACCTGTAGTTTTAGGATAAAATAATCTGTATTGAGATTTATTTCTAACTACAGTTGCTGTAACATTATCATATTCAATTTCATTAATTCTTTCTTGTACTTGTTTTGAGATAGTACCAAGTTCAACGTCACCAATTCTTTCTGTACCTGCAACAGTTCTTAAACCATCAGCTGCAAGAAATATAAGGTCACCACCTAATTCCTGAATAGAGTGATGTGCAATTGTACCAACATTTTTAGCTACTTCAGCTAATGCAAAATTACTAGATGTAGTACCAGTAAGTTTATAAATTTTTCTTTGACAAAATATAAATAGTTCATCCCTAAATACTTTTAGTCCTGTAACAATATCACCAACTTTAATCTCACCTGCACCACTTGCTGATGTAAAGTTATCTTCTGAAAAAGGTACAGAGAATAATATACTATGAGTAGAGTTAGACATACCACCATAAAATACATGATTAGCAAATGTCTTAACAAACTTAGGATTAGTAGGTGCAGTACCACCACCTGTTGCATTTATTACATCTACATTAAAACTTGAATCTACTGTAAATGCTGCAGCTTCTCCTGTTGCTATTATAATTTTACTTGTACCATTAAAATTAAATTTATCAAAATCATAAGTATGTGTAGTACCTTTACTAGTTGCAAGAGATGTCCATGATCCACTTGTATCACCATATACTACAGTACCACCTCTAGCTGCAATTATTTTATCATTAAATATTGCAGACATTTGTACTCTTTCTGTACTAGAAGATACTTGAGGCACTATTGTAGAATTGTATTTAGTAGTACCATTTAATCTTCTGTATCCACCTTCTGTAGATGGTTCAAAGTTTACTAATTGTAATGCTTCACCTGGAGCCATATCATAAACATCTTTGTTTAATACTAAGCCACCACCACATGTTGCATTGTATGGTTTTAATAAAGAAGTATCTGGCATATTATACTATTGCTAATCTCGAGTTACCTGATGATATTCTAGTATCTCTCATATAATCAGCTCTAGAAGCATAATCAGTTTTTAATAAATTTAGTTTTCTTTGATAATCTCTATTTGATAAATTAGCATGATCTGGATCAGATCTTAACATATATACATAGTATTTAGATCTATCTACAATCAATGGTGAAAATCTATCTGGCAATGCCATCGTATCTCCATGTGCTGATAAGTCTGTGTGTGTTGTATAGTAATCATAACTAATTAAATAATCATTTTTATCAGGTATAGGAGTTAAACCAAATGAACTATAGTCTGGTTTTCTATATACATATTGTGGCATACCATGATGTCCACTGCTATTTCTATCGTCTTGTTCTTTAAATCTTTGTAAGTAATCATCATAAGATATATATCTTATTTTTCTTGTAGTTACGTCTGCTCTTGATACTCTAACATAATCTACATCTAATTGTACACCATCTGATTCTACATACACATAAGATGTTTGTGCTGTAGCTGTAAATGTAGTATCTAGTATAGCACCTTCTCTAAAATTAGTTACAGCTTGTGTTGTATTTAAATTTTGTGTTCCACCTGCAGATGTTCCAACTCTAACAATCAGTCCACTTGTAGAACTGTTTGGACTTAAAACTCTAACTTGTAGTTTATAATTTTTATTTACTATAGTTGATATAGCTTGATATGCTGCTGCATCATTTAAGTTTAATCTACCATTACCACTTGAAGTATAAGATGGTGATCCATCTCCTGTAGTCCAACTAGTTATATTAGATTCAAACTCACCATTAGTAATTAATTCATTTGGCTTTAAAAAAAACGACTCGAAGTCTACTCTACGCATATCTGTTGGAAATGCATATTCTCCATCACCAGGAAAAGTAGCTTGAGTCGTTGATGTGTGTAATAAAGGTAACTCTGCACCTTCATTATAAATATCATGAATAGATTTATTAACAAAATCCTTAACAGCAGTTTGAATACCTCTGCTGCTAGAAAAATTAGATGAAGTCATTTCAACTTCATTTAATTCTCTAAGTACTCTGTTGGATAATACTAAGTAAGTTGTAGCCATTATTTATTCTTTTTTTTATTTGGATCTAATGTAATTATTTTAGCTTTTTTATTTAATAGTTTTTCAACACTAAATGTCTGTCCAGCTTTTTGTCCTATTTGTCTAACTACATTAGTATACAATTTTTTAGTCTTACTATCTTTTAATGTCATATAACTATTCCTCTGTTTTGTTATTGTCTTCAGCAAACTGTTCGCATCTAATTAATAATCTTTTGATACGAGATTCTGCTTCATTTAATTGTCTCTTCAAATCATCAATCTGTTTTGTTAATGCAGACTTGTCAGATTTGTACTCAGATATTATCTCAAGAAGCTGATGTCTTTTTTGATATTTCATTGAGTAGTGCAGTAATCTGATCTAGTTTATCAGATTGTTCTGCAACTTTATTTTCTAAATTTTGTAATCTTTTCCAACCACTTTCATTATTAGTATTACCTAGAATAACTTTTGATTGTCCAGATACTCCATATTGTTTTTTTGTTAAGTCGTATGTAGCCATTGTTTATCCTATTAGTTATGAAAGGGTTTTAATAAGGGGGATATAAATACCCCCCTTAAAATTATAAGTATTATACTGCTGTATCGTGTTGTGAATCTGTATTATTATCAGTTTCACTAACACCTGATATATCACACATTACAGCCCACACTCTGATTTTACCAGCTGCTGCTGCTGCACTTAATACCAATACATCAAGAGTATCAGCTGATGCAGCTACGTGTCTTGCTGTAGCTGTAGGTGCTGAGTATCCTGTAGCATTTGTGTCACCATCAACATAAATGTCAACGTCACCACCTGTGATACCTAAGTCTAAAGTAACTGAAGAAGAAAGTGCAGTAAGCACTTCAATTCCAGCTTCCATAACTAAAGTTTCAGCAGGGATGTCAAGAACTCTAAGAACATCATTTTGTGCTGCTCCAGAATCTCCATTAACCGCTGATACGTCAATAGTGTTTTCTACTAAGTAAGGTGTTCTACCATTAGACGGGTGTCCAGTAGTTCCACCTACGCCTGTTACGTCATAAGTTGCCATATCTATCTATCTCCCTCTAATTAACCTATTGTTATAACACCTGAGTATACTGCTTCAGTTCTTAGAATTTTTCTTCCAAAAACGTGCAGACCTCTAACGATGTCTGAAAATGAATCAGGGTCTCTGATAAGTTCTGTTTTCGCAATATGGTTTGCAGTAGCTACCGCTGACTGATGACCATAAAGGAAAGCATATTCATTAGAACCTGCTGATCCAAAAGTTTTATTTGCCGCTGATCCGCTTGATACAGCTATGGCATTAGTAGAGTACATTCTAAAACCAAATAAAGGTCTGTCTGTAATCATACCATTTCTCATAGATGATGCTGAACCATCATTCATTACAGATTGATCCATAATTTTCGCACCTGCTTTTCTAATTTGTTGATAGAAAGCTGGTGGAGCTACGAACCATCTGTTTTCTTCTGGTACATCTGTACTGTCAAGAACTGTTTTTGCTGCTGACATAACATCTACTAAAGTATCTGCTGCTGCATCACCATCAATTGGTGAACCGTCAGTTCCTGTATTAGCAGCTGATGTAGACGCACCGTCATAGATCGCTTTTAATACATTGTAGTCGTAGTTCTTTTTAAGTGCGTAAGCACCTGAAGAAGTTGCAAGAGCTTCAAAGTTTACATGTGATTGTCTTTCTTCGATGTCATCTACTTTAAACGCAAAGTACGAACCTTGGTCGACAGTCAATTGAATTTGATCGTCTGCAAGTGTTTCTGTGTTTACTGTTTGACCTCTAGCGTAGTCATTCACTGTAATTGAAGGCTCTTTGATTATGTTTACTGTGTCGCCAAAATTTTCAATTTCTCCAGCGTAATCAGTGTTAGTAATATCTTCTACAACTGATGCACGTCTGAAAAACTTTTGAACCTTCTGACTATAAATCGCTGGAGCCCAATTACCTGAAGGTAAGTTTTGGTATCCCGCTGCTTTTCCCATTGTTGCCATAATGATTGCCTATTGTTTATAGTTGTTATTATTAAGGTTGGACTCTACCTTCTCTAATAGCTTCATCAATTTCGGCTTCGTACTTCGCAAACGTTCTTGGATTCATTCTAGCAATTTCAGAGTTAGACCAGATTTTCTTTGTAGGAATTTCTGTCTCTGTTGCTTTAGTAGTTTTAGTCACAGCTTTAGCTGCTTCTTTTTTAATAGATGTTTCCTGTTTTTTAGTTAATTTACTAGTACCATTGTCCATTTTATAAAGGTCAATAGCTCTTCCAGCTAGTTGTGCATTAGATGTATTTTCATACAACCAACTTTGAATAACTGGATCTTGTTTACTAGCCCATTGATGAAACTCATCTTTTTGACGAATCTCACTAAAGTCAGGATGCATCTTTAACAATTCTACTTCAGCTTTTTCTTTGCTTATCTGTTCCTGTTGAGCTTGTAGATTTTGGTATTTCTCCTCAATCTCTTTTGCTCTAGTATCAGCTTTTGTCATAGCTATGGTTTCAACCATATCATAAACATCAGGATACTCTTTTCTCCAAGCCTCAAGTTCATCTTTAGACTTAGGTGGAACAAACTCTTTTGTAGATGTTTCCAATTGCGTTCTTAAAGTTCTAACCTCATCTTTGTGCTTTGATAAAGTAGAATCATAGTGTTTCTTCAAATCGTCATAACGTTTTTTAAAAACACGATCTTCTGCATTTTCAGGGCGTTCAGTTGAAGGAGTAGCTTCGCCATCGGAGCTTGCAATTTCTTCAGATGTTTCAGTGTCCTCTTGAACGGTTGCTGTGTCTGCTTTCTCTTGATGATATTTACCTAATTCACCTTTTGCGAATGCTTCAACTTCTGCATCATCAGCGTCATCTCTTTGCTTTTGATACATAGCTTTGCCTTCAGGCTTCTTAAATAGTTTATCATCTTTTTTAACTTCTGTTTCATTTGAAACTTCAGTTACTTTTTTTTCTTCTTCCATTATTTTTCCTCTTAGGTTGAGTGCCTTATGGATAAGGGTAGCTCACTTCCATAATTTGTGGGCTGAATTTATGCTAGATCTTGATCTATAGCATCTGTATTAGTCATGTCTGGCTCTGGAGCCATCATTCCTTGAGATGCCTGCATATTTTCAGGTGGCACATTTGTATTATCTGATTGTGACTCAGACAATTCTGTAACGAATCCTTGTAGGGATTCCTGCTCGCTAGAACTTGGGTATTTCATAACGGCAAAATTCTTTACTACTGATACTGGTAATACAACATTTTCTTCTGTACTTGTAAATTGATCTATTACTGAACTTGCATCAGGTGCTATTTTTTTTAATATAGTTGCTAAACTTGGAGCTAGTACCATATCTAATTGTACTTTTTCTTGCTCAGATAAAGCATTTAATTTTTCTATAACAGCAGGATCTTTAGGTTCTGGTTTTTCTACCATAGCTGCTGGTGATGTTTTTTCTTTTGGTTGAGCTGGTGCTTTTAAGTTTGACATATCAGGTGCTTCTGCTGTTTTAGCAGGACTATCCATTAAACCTGTTGTTGTTACTTTACCATCTGGTCCTATTGCCATTATGCTCTTCTCCAATGTGTTAAATTATATTTACTAATTTGTTTATCACTTACAAAGTTACCTAACATCCAACATACGGGTTCACCTATACCTGCATATATTCTACCTAGTAAATCAAACTTACCTTCGTTTAATCTCCATGCAATATCATTTGCTCTGTGTTGTGCAATATGTTTCCATATCTTTCTGTATCTAGGATACTTTTGTATATGTTTTACAGTAGGTTCTGCCCAAAGTAAATAACCTTTAACGTGTTTTATAGATAATGTTTTAAATGTAAATTTTGTATCTCTTATCCAATCTCTAGTAGATAATTCCCCTGTTCTATGTAGATCTGTGCAGATAACTCTTCCACTATCTGAGCCACCTCCACCACCACCTTCTCCACCAGTTGCTCCTGGACTTGTATCTGTTGCAGTTTCTTTTGCTTGTTTGTATGCTCTAGCATCTTCTTTCATTTTTTGAGTATCATCAAAAAATTTATCACCAGCTTTATAGCCTTTTCTTTCAATTGTTTTTTGTCTTGTAGCTAATCTTTTATTACCAGCTTTTTCTAAATTACCAAAATCTGAGGTTCTATTCATACCTGCATATAAATCTGTTGCAGGATTACCAGCTATTCTATTACCATCAACATTACCACCTCTAACATTAAAATAACTTTTATTTACTTTTTGTACAGCTGTTTCTTCTGGCATTATAGCACTTATTAAATTTGCACCTGGTATTAACATTTTTGCTACAGTACCAATTACTTTTTTAGTTTTTGATATAGCATCTGAAGCTTTTGATTTTACTTTTTGTAGACCTGTAACTCTTTCTGGTGCTGCTTTTATTTTTGTAGGATCAAATCTTTCTTTAAATTTATCTGATTGTGATCTACCAGCACCTGTAATAGGATCAACAGTTTGAGATTGTTGAAAGCCTATATTATTATCAGTCATTTCTGCACGTTGTTGATTAGCTTGATCTTCTGCTATTTGAAATCCAGCATCAGTTGCATACATTTGACCTTTACTTGTTTCAACACCACCTGCTTTTTCAATTTGTTGTTTTCTCATTTCTCCAGCATCTCTAACTGAAACATCTTTTACTTCTGGAGTCTTAAGCATAACACCACTGTAGTCTTGACCACCACCTTCTCCACCACCAGTATTTTGTGCACCTAATTTTTTAAAAGGGTCTGCTACCTTAGGATCATCAACTGGTTGTTTTGTTATAGGACCTATAGTAGGTGGTGCAACATCACTAGTTGCAAGATCAGGTAAATTTAATTTATTTACTTGAGCAAATCCTACTGATTTTAATTTGTAATTACCACTAGCATCTTGTTCTAGTTCGTAAGTACCACCTCCAACTCTTGATGTATCAAATGTTTGTGCCATATTATTCTTCTTTATTGTGTCTTATTGTTTCTTTGAGGCTGAGTATCTTGCGTAGTAAAACCAGCTTCCCCTGGCATCGGTACATTGCCTGTTCCGATGTTGCCACCTCCATTTCCTGTTGGATCTGTTGGCGAAGCTCCAGGAGGTACTCCTCCCATATTGTCCATTGGACCTGGTTGTCCACTATTGCCTGTATTCGTTTGATTTCCATTTGCCATCCCCATTATGTGTGCGTATATAGCTGCTTTCTCTGGATCATTAATTAATTGATCTGGATCAATGTCTAGTGACTTAGCAACTTCTTTTAAACATGTATGCCATTTAACAAACGGTGCTAACGATGGGTTAGATGCTGTTTGCATAAATGTCATTAGTCTTTGTGATCTTACTTCTTTCTGCATCAAAGAAGATGTTCCTTGTGCTTTAATATCTAGATCACCTTGTATCTCAGGTCTTTCACTATTGAATTGCATGTTCCAATGAAACAATGAATTACCTAGGGGCTTTAATAAATAGTCATCAATATTTTTAATAACTGTTTTAATACTTAATGCTGCAGCTCCCATCAACATAGACATACCTGCTGCAGTTCTAGTTGTAGACTGAACACCAGTTGTACCATGTGAGTATGATGGAATACCAGTTGCTTCATCAGCTAACTGTCTAAATCTATCAAACATCATTAAGTTTTCATTAGAAGTATTTGGAAACTTAACACCATGAATTGCTGCTCCTGGTTGTCCACTTTGTCTTCTAAATATTTTACCAGGAAATACTTTCATATCTTGACCTGGTACTAACATAGTTTCATCTACGTCAAATACTAAGTTACCTGATAGTGCTAAGTTATCAATTGCCATTCTTGCATGACCATTCATAACTTGTTGTGAATCTTGCATATTCTCTGGTATACCTACACCAAAGAATTGATATGGATTTAATTCATATGGACAAACCATATAAGGTATTCTTTTTGGTGAGAAAGGATTTTCTACTACTCTTAAAACTTTACCACCACATATCCAAACGTTAACTGATACAACATCTAGTTCATCATCATATTCAAAATCTAATTGATCTGCTAACTGTCTACTAATTGTACCCCAATATTCTAATACTTCAAATCTATTTTTATATAGTGAAGCTACATTCTCTCTATCATACAAAGAAGATTCATATCCTCTTGTTTGATAATTAGGTCCCATCTCAATACATTCTCTAATCTTTTCTGAATTGAACAATGGTTTCTTTGCAAGTTCTGCAAATTGTTCAGTGTTAAAAGAATGTCTTTGAATTACATACTCAGCATCATTCATACTTGTTGCATTAGGATCTGGGTAAAAATCCCAACATGATACTGCTTCAATACCTGGTACATCTTTACCAATCTCCATCATTGCTGATGTTCCAGTTTCCTCATCTCTAGAAAACTTGTATTGTGTTTTTACATTTGTAAATGGACCTTTTAAAATTCCTGTCCCAAGTAAAGCCATTTCAAAAAACACATGTCTCATAACTGAGATAGCATCAGTTTCTTCTAACTGATCATGTATTACTTTTTGCATTTTAGCTGCTGCCATTGCAGCTGGCTCTATTTGTGGTTGAGTCTTTAGATCAGGAGCATCTCCTTCTTCAAAACCTAAGTTCTCATATTGTTGTGCTAAATCTTTCATTAAAGATTCTGCTGTAGCACCAGCAGGTATACCACCACCATCACCTGGAAAACCATATGGGCTTTCTTGTTTTGGTTCTTGTGTACCTTGTTCTTTTTTCTTTGGATCTAAGTATGCATATTCTGGTGCACCTTCTGGCATTGATGTAGGTGTTACACCAATTGGAAACTTACCACTAGAAAATAATACTTCTATAATCTGACCAAATGCAGCAAGCACTTTAGTCTTTGTTACTTTAACAAATACTTTAGATTTCTCACTATCACGAAAAGCCATTTCTGGACCATATAGTCCTCTGTAGTTTCTATAAGCTTGTAACCATCTTTTCTCATCTTGAAGTCTTGATGTTTCTGCTTGTTGGAACTTCTCTCTTACGTATCCGACAAACGGATCGTAATTATCCTTTTCGTTATTATCCATTTAGTCCTTTTTAAATTGTCCTGTTGGCTCTATTTCTTTTCTTTCTTTAGCTGCTTTTTTTAATTGCTTTAACTCTTCTTGAGTCAATGTAGGATTATTACTTATCATTCTAGCAGTATCTAAATCTACTGAAGAATATCCTCTCATCTTAGAAGCATCAACATCTTTACCAGATATATCAGCTCTAGCACCTACTAAAGAATCTTTATCTGCTTTGTACCTATCGAACATATTAAACTTAGGATGTTCGTTAGCATACTTCTTATCAGTTAGTGCCATGACTAGTAGTCTCTTTCTTCAGCCATTCTAAAGATTGATGGATCAACTTTTGATTTAGCACCTGGCTTATCATTGCCGTCTCCAGCAGTTGAACCGTGAGTAACTTTTGAGTTAGGGTCTATAGCTAATTTTTCATTTTTAACTTTAGCCACATCTGGTGCAAGTTCTCCATGTTTATATCTTGTATTTATGTCCATGTTAGTCTCCTTTGTATGTAATATATTTTGATTTCTTTTTTACTTCTCTAGGTTTTCCTGAATAACCATATGAGCTATTATCTTTATCAGATTTTTTTGTAATATATTTAGATTTTTTTTCTGGCTTTACAGGTCCTGTATAACCATAAAATTTAGGATCTGATGTTTTCTTTTTTAAAAAGTCACTCATTAGTAATCCTTTTCATCAGCTAACGTATTAAAGTTAGCATCTAATTGACTTCTGAATTTCTTTGGTTCATAGTAGTCAAACTTACCATCCTGAGTTTCCATAGCACGTTCTTCTTTACCGTAAGTAATTTTTAAATTACCTGGTTGTTGATTTGGTTGCTTTCCATCAGGAGCTGAACTTAGATCACCTTGCTTAACTTTAGCTTTGGGGTCAAATTTAGTTTCCATATTGTTCCTATGTTTTTATTTTTTTTATTTGTAAAACGTTTGTTGTTGGGAGGGCAGTATAACCACCACCTGTTTTTACTTTACCATTATCTTCAAATATAAAATCTGACATGATAACAGTTTTCTTATCGTCTTGAAATACTAAGTATCCTAGACTGCAACATATTGCTGTGCTAGCATTTTTAATATCTGGAATCTCAGCCCAGCCTGCATCTCCAACGATATCTTCCCATATTACTTGTACTAAGTCATAGGGAAAATTCTTTTTATTTATAGTAGGTAACTTTACTTTCTTCATCTATCCTCTCTGTTAATATCCAAATATTTTATCTGAGGGGACAAAATTAGTTGTTCTGTTACTATTACCAAATGCTTTGTTTGCATAACTTGTATGCATTGGTCTACTCATACATCCGTATCTTAATGCATCATATGCGTGATCTTCTACGTGTGTATTAATGTCTTCTGGATTACTATCATCTATTGGTAGTGTAGGAAATGTTCTTAGTAAATTTCTACAACTAGAGAATATACGAATACCAGGTTCATTATCTTCAACCTTTAATCTTTTGTGGATTTCTAACTTTCCACTAATTCTACTTCTTGGAGTTCTATCAGAAGGTCTCCAACGGCATCCAGCTTGAATCATTGTCTCTGCAATGCTTGGACCCACATCACCTCTTCTTGCCCATGTACTAGCGTCTAAGACCCCGTAACGTATATATTCTCCGTGCTCTAGGTCTATGACTTTTCTTGCGAATACATCTGCCGTAATCTTTTGAGTATACAGTTCTCTATAAACCCATAGATTATTATCGTAGTCAATAGCAAACCATAAGCAACAAGCAGGAGAAGAATAACCCCAGTCAGCAGCACGAAATCTCTGCCAGCCTCTAGGTATCTCAAAAGGTTCGACAACATGTACATCTCTGTCAAATTCTGAGAATGCTGCATTAGAAAATGCATCCCAGTCTCCATTTAAAAATTGTTTTCTTTGTACTTCTGGTAGTGATGATAACATTGCATAGTAATCATCAGTCTGCATAAGGTACGGATTATCTTGTAACTTAGCTGGTATAAATCTTCTTGTTATATATTTTATACCTGAGGGTGTAGAAATCTCTATGTTAAAAGCTGTGTTTGGATCTATAGGATCTACAAACATTTCTTTAACCCACTGTGATCCAACGTTACCTGGGTTACCTGTAGCCCTCATGTATACTGGTATACTTGGATCAACTGATCTAAGTGACGATCTTAGAAAATTATATATATCTGGCGAAGGATATTGTGGAAGTTCGTCTATTCCTATCCATGTGTATGATTGCCCTTGGTAACGTAAAACATCTGTCATGTTCTCTGCGTACCCGAACTCTATCTTTGCTCCTGACGGGAATCTCCACTCTTTTTCTTGCTCTCTCCATTTTGCTCCTGGAAATGCTCTTGAGTATAATCTTTGAGAATGATTAATCAAATCTCTTAACTCAGGCATTGTTCTTCTGAGTAATAGACAACGATGATGTTCTTTATGACAGTATCGTAGAGGATCTATTAACATGGCATATGATTTACCACCACCTCTTGCTCCACCGTAAAACACTTCTCGTTCTGAGGCTGCTAGGAAATCTCTTTGTGGACCTTCATTAGGTTTAAAGATTATATTCTGTGCAGCTAGATGTTCTTGAATATTTTCTGGAACATCTTCTATTACGTCTTGGGTTATAAGTTGCTGTTCTTTACCATCCAATACTTTGTCAATGGTTAACAATTTATCCTTGACATTTTTTGCATGAGCCTTGGCTGAACGTAGAGATTGTTCTGCCTTTGCAACTTTTTTACGTGTTCTAGCTAAAGCTTGTTTAGCTGACTGCTTGGCTTTGGTTTTTACTTTCTTCTTTGGTTTTGGAAGCGGTATCTCTTGCGACTCTTTTTCTAAGTCCGACATATGATATGTACCTTCCTGTTTTTCTTGTTAGCCAAATAGCTACCTCTCGGTATGAACATGTTTTTAAAAATTTCTTTGCTTCTTCTAAAGCTTCTAATTCAGATTCTATTGGTTCAATATAATCTGTGTCTTCTGCTAGTTTGTATCCAAAAGGAATAGTTCTAGCTTTTCGTTTAATCTTGGACTGGAGTAACAATTGATTCTTCCACTTCGTCTTTTGCTGGTAATATAAACATACCATGTTTTAGATTCATATTAATATCTACTTGATCTTTCTTTACAATACCAATACGATCTAATATTTGTTTTGCTGCTTCCATTCTGATACTAGCATGAGGTGTTGTTCCATCCTCTTCTAGCATGTTTACCATTTTAGTTGCAGCCTTTGCAGAATGTATGGCTAAATAGTTTTCTGCTCGTTTAACAATCTCGTCTTTAAGATTACGTAGAACTTTAGGATATGAATGTTCTGAGTAACCTGCAAGCTCACCTGCTCGCTTTGGGTTTCCTTGTGCTTCTCCGAACAAAGCGTCTAGAAACTTCTCCTGAGTATCTGTTAAGCTTTTGTTTTGAGTCTTTAGAATAGTAGAATCCATTGTTTGCGTTTACAAGCTCCATGATTTCCTTAAATGGAAGATCCAAAGCTTTCTTGGTTAACATTGTTTTTAGTTTGCTGCTAATTTTGCTTCTAATTCTTTTAAGTTTTTAGCAGAGAAGTTTTTACCTTTAGCTTTTCTGTCTTTCATGTACTTAATTCTTTTTTTGTAAGATGCAACAGTATCAGCGTCTAGATTTGATTTCTTCTTGAATGTACCTTTGTGCAATTCTAGTTTTCATCTTATCTCTTTATCTTCAGCACCTTTAGTAGTAAAAGATCTTTCCTCATAAGTAAAATCTACTTTACCTGCTTTTGTAGCAGCATCAATTAGCATTTGAAAGATCTATCCTTTCCTGGTTTAACTTTGCTCATCTCTAGCTTTTGCAGTCTTAAACATAGCTTTCTGCAGCGTACATTTTTTTAGTTGCAGCTCTATTAGCTTTTCCTGAGCTATCTAGCTTTTTCAGCTCTAGCTTCTTTAGATTTGACTCCTTCTATAGAATTTTTCAAAGAATGATCCTTTCTTTTTTCCACTTCCCTGACTATACTGCTTTTTTTTGTGCAGCTTTTAGTTCAGCTTTGGTATCATACTTTTTACCATAATACATATATGCCATAATTATATCCTTTAATTGTTAAACTTTATGGGAATCCTAGGTGTTCCCGATAAAATTGGTACAGTTTAGTGATGACCCGTTGTGCATGTATGCATGCGATTGTGTTTGTGTGCCCGTTTAAAGTGTACCTGATTCTAGTATACACACGATATTGACTTTTGTCAAGTATTAATTTAAGATTATTTGTAATCTGCGACACTTTTGTAACATATCAGCATTGACAAAAGTAAAAAGGAGGTGTATAATAGTATTGAAGATACTACGGGGGGGTTTTATATATAATATATACCTATTTATACATACCCCCTAGGGAATACCCAAGCATATTGCCAAGAGATTTACAGAATATTAAGTGCATAAATGTAGCCACTAGGTGGTTTACAGGGAAACTGGGTATTTTAGCATAATCCTATATGTATATAGGTAGGTATGGGGGTGGTCACTCGCATATCCCCTAGTTTATTTCCCTAGTGTGTACCTTGATTTATTCCTTGTAATTTTTTTAAGTGTTTTTTGGGGGTGGTTCTCGGGGTTTTACTGAGGATAGCCCTTGAATTTTTG